AGTTGTTCAAGCACCCTAAATTGGTAGGTCTTCGTGCTCGTAAGAAGATTGCTGTACGTTTTACATTGGTAGATGATACTATCATCAGTAAGTCTAATGCTAATGATTTAGATAACGTAGATCCTAATCAAATGGATCTAATGGAAGCTATTCAAGATCATCAAGCAGCAACTGAGGCTATCAGTAACTGAGAGTTCCGTCAGCAACAGGACATAGTTTATACAGCATATTTTCGTTAATTTAAATTCAAAATAAAATGGCAATTGAGTCAAACAATTCAGAAGAAGTAGTAGCAGGTGGTGGTTATCAGTTATACACTGGTATTGCAGCTGTTAGTGTAGTAGCGGTTAACCCTACTCAAGCAGAACTCCAAGAGATTGGAATTAATGCTAAAGAAGAGCCTAAGTATAGTGTGGAAATCAATGGAGAAGAGTACAACAAGATTGTATTCTATCTTCGTCATGATGATCCAAACATCACTGTAAGATTCGACATTTTAACTAAGCCTGAGCACCGTATGTCAAAGAACGGTAAGGCAATGTGGATTAACAACGTAGGTCAAATGACATGGAGTGAAGAAGCTCCTGCATATGAGTGGTGGAAGAACTCTGATACAAGCCGTAAAGCTTATGTTGGAGAGGATACACTTGTTAACTTCACTAAGGCATGGGCTAACGTAGCTAATGGTGGTAAGATTAGTTTCGATACTATCGATGCTATCATGAAGGGAGATGTTAAAGAGTTGAAGCAGTTAATCAAAGCATTAGCTGCTAATAAACTTCGTGTGTTGATTGGTGTTAAAGACGAGAAGTATCAGACAGTTTATAACCGTCACTTCGGCCGTCTTAAGCCAGCTAACGACAGTTTGTTTGTTAAGGCTCTTAACGAAGATTACGGTTCATTCAATGCTGAGTACACTAAGGATCTTAAGTTCGGGGTTTATTCTCCAACTATGATCGTAGCTGATGCTAAAGAAGAAAGCCCATTCAAGGCTGACGACGATAGCAACGATGCTTGGATGTAATTAGTTTCTAACAAAAGAACAATAGGGGTCGATTATGACCCCTTTTGTTTTTAATTTAGCCTCCTTATGATTGAATCAAGAAGCAGTGATGCATACTTGCATAAGGATTCTATTTTGTGTAAGATATCTGAGTACGATATATTCAGGTATTATTGTCACAATTTTAAGAATTTTGGTGACAAGTTTTGCAGTGAGTTAAGAGAGGATAGATCCCCTACATGCTCGATTGTACCTTGGAAAGGGAAAGTTATTTACAAAGATTTCGGTAGTGGAGAAAGTCACGATTGCTTTTCTTACGTACAAGCTAAATTTGGTCTAACATTCTCTGAAGCAATGAGAGTTATTGACACAGATTTCGGCCTTGGTTTACAAGCTGGAACTGTTATTAAAACTCAAATAGCTATTACATATGGTACCCAAGAAGTTATTGAAAGACGTCCAACTAAACTTGCAAAGAGGTCAAGAAGCTGGTCACTAGAAGATAAAGATTTCTGGGAAAAATTCCATATTAGTAAGAGTTTATTGATTAAATTTGGTGTCGAACCAATTGATTACTTTTGGATTAATGAAGCCCGTTACCGTTGCCACACTCCTAGTTATGTATATAACATTAATGGTCGTTACAAAGTCTATAGACCATTTGAAACAGAGGGTAAGTGGTACAGCAACACTTCTAAAGATGACATTCAAGGGTGGGAGCAACTAAAAGACAGTGGAGACATTGTATTTTTAGCCTCTTCTCTCAAGGATGTCATGTGCCTTAATGTATTGGGATATGAAGCTATTGCTCTACAGAGTGAGATGCAAATGCCTGATCGAAAGCTAATTAATGAGCTACAAGAAAGATTCCAAGTTGTAGCTGTACTTTACGATAATGATTTTGAGAAGGAAACAAATCCTGGCCAGACAATGGCTAATAAAATTTGTGCAGAATTCAATCTAATTAATGTAATTTTACCAGCACATTACAAATCCAAAGACATTTCTGACTTGATGAAAGATCATGGAGTAGAAATAGCTAAAAGGATTGTACAAATACAACTACCGTAAGCAATGGCAAAAAAGACTCAAAGAATTCGATCTAACACTGTTCAAAAAGCTAGACCTAAACCAGGAGGAAGACTAAAAGGTAAAGGGAAGATTCAAGCTAAACCAAAAGAGGTAGATGGGATTAAGTTCAAATCTATGCTTGAGGTATTTTGTTACAGAAAGTTAAAAGAACTTGGGGTTGATTTTACCTATGAGGAACACTCTTATCAATTGACTGATGCTTTCTACTATCCTTGTCCAATCTTTGAAACCAAAGCTACGACTAAGGAATTTGTAGATAAGAGTAAGGATAAAATTAGAGGGATTTCTTACACACCAGACTTTGTGAGTCACGATGCAGATGGTAAGCTGCTATGGGTAATAGAATGTAAAGGTTTTGCTAATGATCGTTTTCCAAACACTTGGAAGAACTTCAAGAAGCACTTAATGGACAATGATTCTGTCTGCCCGTTATTCTTACCAAAAGATCAAAAACAAATTTTACAAGTAATTCAGCTCATTTCTGAGCTATAAACTTAAACTTTATGAGCTTCATTATTAATGAAGTCTCTAGTTATCTTAAGTCACATCAAATTCAAAAGGGAGATCTCATATACATTGCTGTAGGAAATGTTTTCCATTTTGGTATTTATGATAGTTGTAAATCTAGAGGAAAGATTTATTATTATCATCTTGGAGGACCGTGGGCAAATCATGAAAATGCCTATTGTTTTAAGCATGTAGACGGAAACCCATCATGGTTGTATCAAAAAATTAACAATCCTGGAATAGGATCTGTTGATTTTACCAATACCCATGCAGATAAAAGGATATTTCCTATACCGAAAGAGATGTGTACTAAGTTATTATTAGAGATTCAACACGATTACAAAAAAGCTAGAAACTTATTATGAGTATCAAACAAATTGACAATGAATTTGTCGGTTCAGACACTGGTGTTGCTAAACGAATTAATCGTGGTGCAGAGAAGCTAGTGTTTGACATATTACAAGCCACTCAGTATTCTACCCCAATTCCTTCAACTGTCAGAGAGCTGGTAACAAATGCCTGCGATTCTCAACGAGAGAAGGAGATTGCCATAGAGATATTGACTGGCCAGAAAACTGTGGAAGATTATTACATCAATCGAGAAGGTGAGCAGTACGAAGACAGTAACTTCGATCCTAGTTATTACAACATAACTAATCTTGATGTAGTAAACAAACACATTGACGTTATCTACAAGCACAATGCTGGAGTTGGATATTGTGACCAGTTCACAATTAAAGACTTTGGTGTTGGTATCGGGGGTAGAAGATTAGAGGGTATCCTAGAACTAGGTTACTCAACTAAACGTAATACCTCAGAGAATTTTGGTGCCTTTGGTTTGGGTGCTAAGGTTGCATTATCTACCGGTGTAGACTTCTACACTATTGAAACTATTTATAATGGGAAACGATTTAAAGCAAATTGTTTTAACTACAAAACAGATTTTCTCATTCCGAGATTTAATCTTAGTACTGGCCAAGAGAATCCATACATCGAATTTACCGATGGGACTAAAGTCTATTATGAGCCGACTATTGAATTGAACAGAACTGAGATTTCGTTTGGAGTTAAGAAGCACAATGCAGATCGTTTCATGGATGCAGTCAGTGAGCAGTTAACTTACTTGAGCAATGTTAGATTCTTTGTGGTTGAAGAGAACGATTATCGAAGAGAGGTCGACTTCAAGCCTAGTGTTATCTACAACTCAAAGCATTTAATTATCACTGAGAGTAACTACTATGCACGTCCACATATTGTCGTTGTTAAAGCAGAGGGTGCAACCACTGGTATTAACTATGGTCACGTGGATTTCCGAGAGTTGGAGATGGAGCAGTTATATGGGGCAGTTGGTCTGAAGTGTCCTATACGACAAGTGTACAAGAATGAACAGGGGGAAGAAGTAGTTATTCAAGATGGAGTCGATGTTACTCCGAGCCGTGAGAAAGTAATCTGGTCTGACCACACTAAACAGTTTGTGCAGAACTTGATTATCAAAGCAGGTGAGGAAGCAACAGAGCTTGTGCAAGAGAAGCTGAACGAAACAGATTTCTTGAAATGGGTAGATGCATGTAAGAATGTAGTTTTCTCAGGGAAAATTGCAGAAGATTATTCTGCTAATGGTAAAGTGCTGCAGTCTATGAGTAGAATCATTGATACTAAATCTTTGAAGCCGGTATATCCAGTGAACAAACGAATCAAGTTTGAGCACATGGGAAAGGTATTCGAAGGGTTTAATGTCAAACTTCACACTTTGACTAATAAGCTTGAGAACGGAGAGTTTAAGATAGTTTCTAATACTACTGATGTTGATACTTGGGAAAAGTTTGACATTGCTAAGGTGTATTTCAGAAAAGAAGGATTTACCAGACTTAAAGATGCATATCTTATGAAGGAGAATGGTGGTTCTTTTATATCTATCAAGAAGAAATCCACTCAAGATTTAGAAGACAAGTGTGATGATCCTTCTACACTAGCACATGATTTAGTTCTGTATGAAGCTCAGTTAGGGAAGATTAAGAAGAACCAATTAGAAGTTGAGAAGTATTTATCAGAGTCAGAAAGCTACAGAGTTTATGATGATGTGATAGTTCCTGATGACTTTGAGGCTAGTCTTAAAGAGGAGGAAGATACCCTGGCTGCTACAGGTGGAGGAACACTTAAACTTACTCCTGCTGAACTTCGTGAGTTGAACAAGCAGATTGTAGGTTACACTGTTCGTGCTGCTACTGCTAGACATGCTAATAACTGGGATAATTCTGTGTGGGATAAGGTGGAACCAAAGTTATCAGAACTTAGAGCAACTAAGACTGTAATTTATTACGGTACAGATGCAGATGGTGAGAAACTTAAGTTAGCTGCTGAGATTTTACATCACTTTACCCCTGCAATTGGGCAAGTTTATGTTCAATCTAGTTATACTCCTCCTTATTCTAATGGTAGAAGTGATCCTATGCATTTCTATATGTGTGATCCTTCTAGGTTTCTCGATGTTAAAGGGGAGCTAACACATCACATGACAGGTACTATTAACAGGGATTACAATTGCCCACAGTTAATTAAGCTTAGTGAGACTAATGTAAAGCAAGTACAGAATGTAGAAAACATCAAGCATATTGACGAGTTCTTTTATGCTGTAGATGAGGATGACAATCTTACTTGTAGCTTCTACCTTAGAATGTATTATGCTGCACATACTATGGATATTGAGAGAGTTCAACCTTTCTTTGAGAACCTACAATCTATCAATCCTTTGTTTGCTCAAATCTATGAGAAGCTTGACTATGTAAAAGATAAGCTGTCTTACAAGTTGAAGGGTAAATCTCATGAGGTAATTGATGAGGTATTCACAAGATTGAATAAGATGGCTGCCTTAGAGTATGTATGCATGACTTCCCCTGATGATAAAGAAGCAATTGCTGATACATCGAGTAAGTTGTTCATAGCATCTGATATTCCAGGAGCAAAGATCCGTATTCCAGGGTTAGAAGGCATGGTATCTTTTTATAAAGATTTCACAGAAAGTTCTCAACACGTACTTTCTCAAATCTCTAACTACAAGTATGAAGATGAGGCTACTAAACGTGAGATTCAGCTGTATCTTAAAGCAAAAGGGTTACTCGAAATGACCATTCCTGTTGAAGAAATTAATGAGTTCGAGTCATTTATTTCACTAAATTTGTAATACAAACAATAACAAAATCTTATATGATTAGTTTAAATGTAATCGATGGAAACATCGTAGGATCTTACGGAGAGAAGTCATTCTCTGTAAAGTACAAGGAAGAGTTGTACAAACAGATGCAAGAGTTAGCTAACAAAGCTGACAAAGCAGAAACAATGGACGAGTTGAAAGGTATCATAGATACTTTCGATAGTTTGGCTGTTGAGGATTACACTCAACTTATCGAGGATAAGTGTGAGCACATCTACGTTAATAGCACTACTGGAGAGTTCTTCTTGAAGACTGGTGAAGTGGTATCTAACGTTCCAATGCCATCGGCTTTAGTAGAGAGAATCTATGAGTCTATGGATATGGGATTAGATTTCATGCCACTTATCAAGATGTGGACTCGTTGGCTACGTAACCCAATTCTTTGGAAGAAGATGCATAATGGTACAGGGGTAGAATTCTCTGAAAGATTCTTCAACTTTATCAATCTAAAGTATGTTCACCCTGTTCTATTCAAAGAACTTGTTGAAGAGAAAGGATTGAGTGATGAAGTAGCTGAGAAGAAAGCTACTATGTATCAGATGAAGATCACCAAGGAAGGTTTATTGAACGGTTACAAAGTTTCTTCGGAAGTTTTGCACAAGTTCGATGCTGAAACTGGAGAGGTAGTAGATCGTTATGCACGTACATTCAATGTAGACACTGGAGAAATTGAGTCAGAAGGCTTACCAGAGTTTGTAGAGGATCGTGTGTTCCAACCTGCTATCATGGGAGAAGGTGGAGATGCATTCTATTGTGAAGGTCCTAACGGTTATGCTAACCCTGGTCACTTCATTAAAGTAGGATGTACTCATCGTCTTGGATCTTGGGATCAGGTGAATACTAATGACCGTCAAGCATGTGTACCTGGTTTACACTTCGGAGGTCTTGAGTATATCAACCGTATCTCAGGTGAGATTCACAACATCTTTGTAGACCCGATGCATATCGGTGCCGTTCCAGATGATAATACGGGTGCTATCCGTTGTCTTCAGTATTTTGTGCATTCAAGTTTGGCTGGTGTAAATGGTTCCATTTATCACTCTTCAACTTATGCAGCAAAGACTGATGAGGAATGGTCTATAGCTCGTAAAGAAGCAGTAGAGAAATCTTTCTCTCGTATTGAAGAAATAAAAGCAGCCGTTGCTAGAATAAACAACCTGTAAATTAAGCTAAAATGGAAGAAATATTAGACCAGAGTGTAGGACCAGTGGAACCGATATGTCTAATTGATGGAGATAGCTTAATTTATTATGAGATGGACAAGCCAACCCTGGAGGAAGCCTTACAAGGGCTAGACTCCAGGATCTTGTCTATTCTTGAACAATGCAAAACCCCTACATATGTTGGATTTCTTACAGATCATAACTGTTTCCGTTACAAAGTTAGTGCAGACTATAAAGCTAATCGGAAACATAGAGTTAAACCTGTTATCTTTCCTTCACTCAGAGAATACCTCAAACAAAAATGGGGATTCTACGGAGTCGAAGGATTAGAAGCAGATGACTTGGTCAGTTATTATGCTAAGAATGAGCCACGTAAAACTATTATCTGTTCACCTGATAAGGATGTTCTTTATCAGTGCCCAGGTATGCATTTCAATTATCGTACTTCTGAATTCTTGCACACATCACCAGATGATGCAGAAGAATTCTTGTGGAAGCAAGTGTTGATGGGAGACAGTACAGATAATATTGCAGGCATACCAGGAGTTGGGATTAAGACAGCTGAGAATTGGTTAATGGGGAGAACTAATGATGTTGAAGCATTTGTTTTGAAGAAGTATATCGAGAAATTTGGGAGTACAGAAGGCATCATGCAGTTCTATACTAACTTTAAACTTGTATATTTACTTCAAAGCCCTGAGGATATTCTCAGAGAGCTTCAAAATAACTTAGAACCCTTAAAACCTTTTACTTATATTGCTTATGAGCCAACAGATAGTGACGGATGGTAAGATAATTTTTGCCCCCGTGAATGGACGAACCATTCGTATGACAGGGAGTGTTGCAGACTATTCTAGAGTTTATGATGAAGATGGAAAGACGGTAACTGCTTTGGTAAGTGGGAAATTAAAACATGATATCGGCTCTATTGTTAGAGGCCGTACAAAGAATCCCTACAAAGTAAACATCATCACTCCACTTTATAATGCTGTAAATCTTTTAGCTGGATATGATCTATCAGTTGCAAAAGCAACAAAGTCTACAATCTTTTTATGCCCAATGCTTGGAGGAAAGAGAGAGTTATTCTACTGGAATAATCTATTAGTAAATGCATTCTTTGCTATACCGAACGAGGAGAATGTGATTGCATTACTTTATAGATTTTCAGGAGATGCTACGTTCACAAAATTTGAACATGCTCTTGAAAAGTTTGGGACTTTTAAGTATAAGATTGATACTGACCCATACCATGTTTTGTTTGTATTTGGTGTCCCTGAGCATGCTCAAGGAGCTTATGAACATTTTATTAACGGTCGGTATTCAGAGATGGATGATATTATCAAACTTAAGATTTTGGATTATCATGGATTTAATATGGATGGGTCAACAGCTAAAATCCTATTCAAGTCTCCTTCGTTGAAGAAAGAACTTGAAGAACAATTAGACGTAACGATACCAGAAGAGAATGAACTTCATTCCCCACCAAAATTAAACGAAGAAACATTTGATCCAGAACTATATCATACAAGTAAATTAAAATTCGATAATACAAAATTCTTAAAATGAGTAAACTGCTTGAACAGATCGGGGATTGGGGACCTATTCATCAATCGATAGTAGAAAGCCACCCCGGTCTTTACAGGCAGCTCGTAGACTTTGTCCAATTTCATAGAACTAACTACACTGTTTATCCTTCTGCACCAGAAGTGTTTAGAGCATTCGAGTTATGTCAAATGAAGGACCTACGAGTTGTCATCATAGGGCAAGATCCATATCACAATGGAGCTGCTACCGGCCTTTGCTTTGGAGTTAAAGAGGGAATGAAAATTAATCCTAGTCTACGAGTGATACAGAAAGAAATCTGTAGATCCCATGGCATAGACGAATCAGATGCAAAAACAACTGAGTTCGATTATTCATTGTCGCACCTGGCCAAGCAAGGGACATTGCTACTGAACACTACTTTAACTGTTACTAAGGGTAAACCAAATTCACACGAACAAGTGTGGGGCTGGTACTCCAAGGAAATAGTTAAAGCAATATGTGAGAATCTAGACGGAGTCATCTTTCTACTTTGGGGTAAGTTTGCACAACATGCCTTTGGAGGAATAGTTAAAGAGGTGAATAACTTGAAGGATAAATCACATATCATCTTTGCAGCGTCACATCCGGCTGCTGAGGTATATGGAGGTAATGCTAGATTTATTGGTTGTAATCATTTCATTAAAGTTAATGAAGTAATTGCAGAGCCAATTAATTGGTTTACATTACCAGAAAAGAAAGAGGATGAATTAGAATCTCAATTTAATTTATTATGAAAGATAGAGAACAGCAAATTACAGATGTCTGTAACAAAATTAAAGTACTTTTGTTACTAAAGAACAAAGCTTACGGGGACTCAGCACTTGAGCCCGTAAGAATCTTTTCAAAAAGTGATTCTTTAGATGGATTACTTGTACGTATTGATGACAAGTTATCTCGTATTAAGAATGTAGGAGTTGCATCTAATGCTACTGAAGACACTCTTCTGGATCTGATTGGGTACTTAGTTCTTTTGAAAGTTCAATTGGATGAAAAAAACCAAAATCTATCTACAGTTTATGAAAAGTTTGATGGAGTAGATCAGTTAGGTTTACCAAAAATGAAACCTAATTACTCGTATGGTACTAATAAAGATATCGAGAAGATTCGATATACTAATGGTACTTTAACAGGATATTAAAAAGAAAAAGGAAAGGGGCAGTAGCCCCTTTTTTATTGCCCTTATTTATTGCTTCCTGCTCCAAGATCAAACCACTTAGCTGCGGCCCCTGGATCAGAAGACTTTTCAATTCCTCCCCATATTGGGATAAGCTTTGCAATTTTTGCTTGTAACTTGCTGTCCCCTTTTTCGTGTATTCCAGAACGACGTTGGTAGTAAGAATCTTCATCGTTTCCAGTTACAGTTCCTACAGCTGTAGAGAATGTTTGGTGAACAACATCTAAGAATCTTTGTAGCGGTCGAACAGTTGCTGTAGGACTTACTGCAAGCTTTAAGAATTCTTCTGGGTTTATGAACTGAGTTAATTCAGAATTCATACGAAGAGCTTGATACATCAAGAATTGTTCTCCGTAGCTTTCATCATCGTCATCTCCACCTAAAGCTGATAAGATTAGCAAGCATAATGTAAAGAAGGCCATTTGAACACTAACACGTTTTACGTTTTCTTTCTCAAAGTCTTCCATCATTTTGTACACACTTACAAAGTTTCCTCCTTTTCTATATGTATCTCCAATGAAACGTTTCATTGTAGTAAGCATACCTTCTGAAATAGTTCCAAGCTCTAAGTCACGGTGGATACCCCCACGAAGTCCGTTGTGTCCAAAGTTTCTACGAAGAGATGGTACAAAGTAACGACGGAATAGCATGATTAATTTACCAAATGATCTACGTTGAAGCATAGCATCATCAAACTTAGTTTTAACCTGGTTAGTTTTCTTAGTTAATCCAGAAATCTTTCCCATGAACTGCATTCTATTAAACTCCCCAAGTACTTCTATTGTGATATCATTACCATCTTCATCAATCTCATTTACTTTTTTCATCACACGAACCTTAGGGTCCACAGAATATCGGCCAGTCTTTTCATCTAAGACAAATACATCCCAAAGATTTGCATCTTGGCCTTCTGCATTCTTAAGCACTTGTCCATTTTCATCAAGTAACTTTCCTCTGTATGAATCCATTAAAGCAAACATACGAGTAACAGCTGTCTCATGTTCAGGGATCTTTTGAAGGATCATTGGAATATCGTTAACAGCTTTTAATGCAAATGGTCCTGACTTCTTTTTGTTAGCTATGTCTAAGGCCTCTCCAAGAGCATCAAATTGTTGAATGGCTTGTACAAGTTTAGACTGTGGGGCAAATGAATCAAAGTCTTTAAGTGACGATAATCCTCCATTAGCAATAGAGTAGTACGTTCTCTTAGCCCATGCTAAGTTTGATTTATTAAAGAATTGATTGGCCACTCCTTCTTCTACCATACGAACGTTATCTATCAAGAACTGGTTAGTAGCTTGAAGAGCATTGAATGCAAGGTTGTTTAAAGCTGTAAAGCTTGCAAGTTTGTTAGCTATTTTGTTGGCTGAAAATTCCCGTCCAAAGATATCGAGATTGGTTTTGAGATCCTTCTCTCCATAGAAGATAGTGTCAATCCATTCATTTAAATGTTTAAAGTCATTGCTATCCCCTTTTTTAACTACGTGTTTGGTAAATTTAAGTTTCTTACCAAATGCATGGTAGATAGGATGGCCGGCAGAAGTTGTTTCGTATGTTATACGATTTTCTATTGCATCTCTCATCAATACAACAGCTCCATTAATCTGTGCTTTTCTTTTGAAGATGTTAGTCATTCCAGAGAACTGGACGATCGTGCTAGCCAAGTCACGACTAACTAATTTTTCTTCAAGAGGATTTACGTAGTAAACAGGTATTACTTTTTTAGTAGACTCTCTGTTTGCATTGATTGCATCCCCATAGCTTGTATCTGTAGATAAGAATTGAAATGCTTCTTTAGTAGCATCTTTAGTTGCTGACCATGCTCCTTCTCTTTGTACTTTTTCTAAACCTTCTGCACGAATACTTGGGGCAATGTAACTAAAGTTATCCCAAGAGTTTTTTGGTTGCTGACTAGCCTGTCCTAAGATTTTTTGTTTCTCTTTGTAAAGGTCAAGCAATCCATTGTAATAAGCAAATGCTGCAGGGTTTGATTGAAGTTGTGCATATTTAGGGTTTGCATACTTAGCATTAGGTTGCACAGCATTGTATTTAAATACGTTTCTGTTAGTGTCGTAGATTTTATTAATCATAGACTCTACAGTGTCAAAGTCATACTTATACTTAGCCATCAGCTCTGGATCCGGTGTCTTTGGGTTACCGTCAGCATCAATTCCACTTGACTCTTGAAGCATAAGATTGTAGTATGCATCTTTGTCAAGAAGCAATTTATCAAGACGTGCTTGAGAGTCTGGACTTGGTGTTGTATTAGCTGCATACCATGCTGCTACCTCTGTGTAATATGCTGCTTTAGCTGGAGATTTTTTCCAAGTTTTTAATGCATCCTCGTCTGATTTTTCTGGCTTAGCATATTTTGCAGCAAGCATGTCGTACATATCAGACTCATCTTTCTTAAATCTTTTTACGTCGTAAGGCTGTACAAAAGATAGTAATCTCATTACCTCTCTTTTACCACTTTCAGGATTGTAAATTCTATATTCTTGTGTTTCTAATAATGCATCGTTAAATGTATTAGGATTTACACTTCCTCCTACAGATTCTTCGTAGGCCTTGTAAAGAGCTGCTACTCTGTAAATATCTGCTTGTGTATCATCATTGGCTTGATACATTTTGTCTTTTAACATTGTTGCAAACATTTGCAAACCAACTTTAGATGAGTAGATGATTGGGTCCATCAAGTAACTAAATGCAGATTTATCTGCTTGCCCTTCTTTAAACTCTCTGATTAAAGTTGCACGAGTAATTTTCTTATTTTTAAGCTGCTCAATATTTAATGCTTTTAACATTTCATGAGTCTCTTCTTTAGTAATTGTACCTTCTTTTTGTTGATTAAGAATATTGTAGTATTCTTCAGTACGTTCAATAGCAACTAAACGATCATTCTTTTCAATGTTAGCAACAGCAGAATCAATCTGATCATTAATTTCAGGAGTATTGTATTCTAACAACAAGTCCACCATCATAGGTATACCTGTCTCTAAGTACTTATCCGACATACCTTTCATTACATCGACAGCACTTACAATACTCTGTTCTAAAGATGAAAGTTCTTTGTATTTAGGATCGGTTAATAACTGTTCTTTAGTAAGACCTTTTCTTTCAATCTTATAACGTACAAGCTCACGGATGGCTCCCATCATACTATCTTTAGCCTCTTTGGCTCCAAAGAAATCAGATAAGTTTTGGCCTGCAGAATGCAGTTGGTGGATAAGTTTTAAACGTTGGTCTGTTGATAAACCAGTACTATACTCTTGATTAACTTGTTCTATTAATGTTTTAGTGTTGTCTACAAGAGAAACTGCATACTCAATAAATTCTCCTAAATCCTCAAGCTCTTTTGCTAATTCTAATTTAGCTTGAATATTTTTTATTTTTTCAATTTCTTTTTCACTTGCATTCTCCCCTTGACGTTGAAGATTGATCATAGCTTCTTCTAAAGCTATTTTAGCTTGTGTCAATACTTCATCAAATCTTTTCTTTTTCTCATTGTCTAGAGCTTTACTGTCTGCTGCAAGAAATCCTACTGACATATTTTTAAACAGTCTGCTATCAATCTTATCTTTCATAAGAATTTGAGCAAGCTCTTCAACTGCAGACGGTCTTGCTTCTACACCAAAAAGTTTAGATAATGCACGAAAGATTCTATTTACAATTGTTTGGAATTTGTTAGGATTCTTTCGTTGAATTTTTGCTCCAGCTATACCAATAGCAGTAGTCAAAACTTCATTATCTAATTGCTTCCCATTTAATTCTGGGTAAGCTAGTTGTACTTGTTTATACAGATTGGTGTTACGAAGTTCTGCTATTGCTCTATTAACAACAGGGTTGTCTTCTCCAAGTAAATCTAATAAGATGTGCCCAAACTCGTGGATAGCTGTATCCTCTGTCACCCTTGAAGGGTTAAGACGAATTATAGGTTTTTTACCAGGTGTAGAATCTACTCTACCTTTCCCATCTAATTCAGGATCAATAATGATTTCAATAGGGATACCAGCTCTTTCAAAAGCAACTCTCATTCTGTTGATACCCTCAGATATTGTTTCAATCTCAACATTCTGCATTCCCTCAATATCAATTCTGCTATCTTTTGACTCTTGTTCAAATCTAGCCATGATACTCTGGACATTCTCACGAGTCATTTTTGATTCAGCAACAGCTGCATCAAGAAGGTTTGGATTAAACTGATGTTTAAATTGTGAGGTTACTTGAGATGGTACCGGAACTACTGCTCTAGGACTTGCAACTCTAGCTGGACGTGGATCACCTGTAAGTGGAATGATAGGGTTAATATATCCATTGCTTCTTATAGGCTGTTCTAAAGCATACTCATAAGAGATTTGCTCGTTTTCAAATACTGGGGCAAGATTTGGTTGAATAGCACTAAGAATGTTTTCATTAAATCTTACAGCTATTTCTACATTGTTATTACGGCCTTCACGTTGTACTGGGGTAAGAGATATCACTGGGGCCGGTGCTCCGTAGTTAAATTGAAGAATTGCATTTAATTGCATAATATCTTCAATAGGAGATAAATCAAATCCAGTTTTAAGAATAGGGTTGAATAATCCCATTACATCAGCATCTGCTAATTCTCGTAATAAGTCTATAGCAGTAACATAACCTACCGAAGCAAGTTTGTTATCAATCATGTTGATTACTCTAGTGTGGACAGGAGATTGTCTGATCTGTCCGTTTTGGTCTATTCTTAAATATGTACAAGGCATAATACAAAGATAATCAGATTATATAAAGCACGACATAGTTCCATCTTCATTTCCTATGTTATTCACTCCTGCTTCCCATACAGCATTTCTTCCAGAAGTTATGTAACTAACTAAATTAGTAGGCACATCATTTTTAAGTACGTATGAAATACCAGTACCGTATAACTTTGTAGCTCCTCTAGCTGCAAATGATCCTGCTAGAGCTGTGTACATAGATACTTCTCTGGAATCATTTGGAATTCTTTGATATACTGCAGAAGTTTTAGCATCTTGGTTACGAACTATAACAAATGGTTTATGTATCTCTTTGCTAGTAATTATTGTTGCCATATCTGGTTTAAGCTCATCACTAGGGACAGTTGATAACATCCCTTGGCCAGCAGCTCTCATTTTACCAAACATAGTCATATATCTAACTAGATCTTTTGCATCAAAGTAATTACCATCTGCAAGTTTTTCTCTTTCGTTGTACATGAATTCTGAGATTGTAACTTTCTTATCAGAACCTTCTACTTCCATTGGAGTAGTAAAGAATTCAGATGGAACAAGGTCAGAGTATGAATCAGCACTTTGTCTAAAACCATTAGTAATAAACGTATGCATAACCAAGTCTCTCCCTAAACGTTTGATTTGATTAACTTGAGATTGAATCTCTGGACTGTATTTTCCATCAGGTCCTAAAAACTTTTGCTCAAGAGGAGCAGACACATATGCAACAGGATTGTACAGCATTGTACGAAGATTGTTTGTGTAAGCTTCTTTTGCTGAACGTGTAGGAGTTACAGAGTTATCAAACTTAATACCGTAGTAACCAGCTTGTGCATTAACATCTAACTCTAAGTTAGCAATGAATGGTGCACTAGCTAAAGCTGGGTGCTTTGCTCTAAGTTTTAACATTCTTTCTCCAATGTTGTTAGAAGGACTGTCGTACAAATCTCCATAAGTAGTATTTGCAAAAAATGGAGATCCAGGCCTCATCAACATCATAAACATTAAGTTGTAGTCAATCAACTGATGCATTTCTGCATTGACATCATTTCTACCACTAGCTCTCTTTAAGTTTTCTTTGAAGTTGTTGAAAGCATTTGAAGTACGGATTGGAAAGTACATACCTGCAAGTTCCAATCCATCTCTTAATAACTTTTCATAACCTCTTTCAAATCCGTAAATAGAATTTTCTCCAATGTATTGATCTACCACGTTACGGCCGGGGCTCATGCTGTCAAAGAATAAAACTTCTTTGTTTACTTTTCCATCTTCTGTATCGTAGTCCTCATCAAACTCAGCTTGCTTATCCTGGTACCCTTGAATAGAACCAATACGATTCATACCATCCATAGAATCTGGAGTAATACGTTTGTACATGTTCATCAAGCTTCTACCAGCTTTTGAAAAGAATTCAAAGTTGTGTAGGAAGATTGCTTGTTCAGCCATATCTCTTCCTTCGATAAAATTAAATCCTGCTTGTTGAGTAGCGGCTTTAGAACCAGCAATGTTTGCAAGTTCAGAAGCTTTCATTGGAAGAGATTGAGCTAAGTTTATACCTTCTCCTTTAGGGATAAGATTATTTAAGTTATACTTTGTCTTGATAAAATCAATAGACTTAGTTAATTTTCTTAAATCTCCTCCATGCTTTGTTTCAAACACATCTATTAACTCTCTAATGATAGGCTGGTTCAAGAAGTTGGTGCATGTTTTAGAACTATACTCAGGAAAGAAACCTAAGAATAATGCACGTACTCTAGAGGTAAGCATGTTGTCATTTAACTCCGTATGAATAGGAACGTTTGAAGCATCCACAGCAGCTGATAAGAACAAAGATGTTGATCTGTCTGTAGGGATACCTTGTGCTTCTTTTACGTAGTTAATGTATTCAGTTATGTTTCCTGAGTCATCAATTATTTTAATAGCATGGCTTTTATTTATAGCAATGTTACCGTGAGAAGCTACGTTACGTCCAGACAGCATGTTTGCATAGATACCACGAAGTTTGTTACCCTTGATACTACGAACAATAGTGTTAGCTTCAGTATCCCAAGCATTCCAGTCAGTAGCCATTCCAAGTTCAGGCTTTACTTTTCTAACACGAGCTGCTTCATTAGGAAGGGTCTTGTCATCGAGTGGAGCAAATACCTCATTGAAGTGAGCAGGATTAGAGTAGACTGCTTCAACTGTATCAAAGATAATGTTGTTTAGCATCTCTGGTGTTACAAGCTTTTCATTAGATAAAGCTGCTACATTTTTTGCAAGTGTCTTATAGTTTGGAATTACTTTTCTAATGCTGTATGGGTAATCTGGGGTCGGCTCAACTTTCTCTACCTCTGGGAAAAGTAAAGTTAATTTATCGACGTCATGGTCAGATCCCATCAACTTGATAAGCTGTCCTGGTACAACGATTCCTTTTTGGTAGTTGGCTGGTAAGAACTTAGCAATTTTTAAAATAATGGTTGCAGACTTATCGGCATTAGGGGTACGGTAACCTATGATTCTACGTAGTTCTTCTGGTACATCGTCCAAAGATTCACCTGGTTCAATCCCAAACTGACGAGCAAGGTCTTCACGAATCATGATCTCAGCATGAATAACTCTCTTACCGTCTTCAGAAATTTGTGTGAAGTTTAATGCATTGTCTACTCTGTGCCCACCTATCTGTGCAATCTGTACTGCATCGTATCCTTTAGCCTTTTGGTTAAACACTTTGTTGTTAACCAAAGACATGATGATAGACTCATACTTCTTATTGTAGATAGGTAAGTCTAATGGAATAGAGAACCTTGGCATTCCTGTCTCATCAAAACTAATCTTGATAGCATCAGAATAATTTGAAGGAAGATCACTCTCATCAATCTGCTTTAACAAAATATCTCTTACCTTTTGCAAAACTTCTAGTTTTACTTTTTTAAGGTTATCAATATCTCCTAGTGCAGTTGCTTCTCTAAGCTTGTCAATCCCTAATTCTTCTTCTACTGCATTTGTATCTCTTCTAAGTTTCTCTTCAATAGCAGCATGGTATAGCTTCTTCATTGCAGATCCAGTCAAGCTAACTTGAGAACCTAGTCCTGCATTTAAATCATAGATAGTCCCATCTGCAACATTAGCAATCATGTTCTTTTTCAACTGACGGCTGATGATAACTTTTGGATCAGGTTTCATCTCCCCAATGTTCTGAGGGAAACGAAGTTTCTTAGAGTTATTTTTATTTATAACCATATTACTGAGTTCCCCAATATTCCCAGTATGTTGGTATACCCCACGTTTTGCTACCTTCTTACCTGATACGTGATTTAATACGTGCAAAGGCTGTAAACCTTGTCCTGCATATTGTCCGTCAAGTTCCATACGTGAACGTATGTCTTCAAGGTGTGGGAAATCTTTTGTGTATTCTTTCAACAATACAGTGTACGAATTCTTTTCAGAAGTTGTGCTCATCATATTGTTTTCTTTGTCGTAGTGTACATCCTCATAGTATGGTTTATGTGGTGTAACAGGGACAGCTTCTCCTTCTTTATAACCTTTAGGGAGGAATCCTTTTTGGTATACAAACTTACCAGTTTTCTTATATGCTTTGTAAGCCTCTTCTTCTTCTGTGCCCCATTTACCTTCTCCCATAGAGATGTATCTATGCATGTCTAAGCTAATAAAAGCCTGAGCATCTGTAGATTCAAAAGCTCCTGGACGATAAGCATCAGCAATAGCTAATGACTTTTCAAAAACTCTTGTAGTTGCTGGTAAAAGTGCAGCTATTTCTGTATTAATTTTTGCAGAAGAAACTCTTCCTTTAGAATTAGCTGCATTAATTGTAATATTTTTTCCTGAGATTTTTACAGCTGGTTCTGTTTCAGTAGCTGTTGCATTGTATTCAAATGTAACTCTGTACTTGTTAACAGTTGGGCCTAGCTTTGATAACTCATTGTTGATAAGTCCCCTAGCAATGTTATCACAAGCTGCATGTCCTTGGGCAGTAAGTGCAGGAGTCAAGTCAAGATGCAAATCTCTCATTGTAACTTCATTGAACTCTTTTATCATTCCATAAAGCTCTCCTTTAATGAATGTTCTTGCATTTGACAACTCTCCTTGTAAAGCCAATCTTGTACCAGGTGTAGTTAAATGGCCCATACGTTTGTAGAAGTTCTCTAAGTTCTTGTGATTTGCTCTGCTTCCACGGAACATTTTCACAATTTCATTTCTCATTAAAGCTTCTGTAACAATGAATCCTCTCATTGTAGTTTCAAGGGCACCTTTTTCTTGAGAGAAGTTTATGGCTCCTACTCCAAGGCTGCCTATTTTTTTACTATCTTTTAAAGCAACTGTTGCAGCCTCTGCCTGCTTTGTAAAATATTCACTCATTTTAAGAGTCATTTTAGCAAGCCTAGCATCTATATCAATAGTCTCTGCAGGAGTTAGTTTTCCTGCTACATAATCATTTATTTTATCACTCAGTTGTTGAACACCGTTGTAAGCAACACTGTCTTCTTTTATTACTTCATCAGTTACAATGGTTAATCCGTCTGCATCTTTTGCAGTAAACTGGAAATAATCTTCATTAAAGGCATTCCCTAAATATTTATTGTCTTTTAGAATTCCTTCTTTTGTCGGGTTACCTGGCTCAGTGTGCACACCTTCTAAAAGTGTACTATAGTTCTTAGTTGTAATTGCAGTGTGTACAACTTGCTTAGCAGCTGATACACGTAACAAGTCTTGTACAATCTGTGCTTTTATTAAGTCAGCCTCAGAGTTATCGATACCATAAGGGTTTACTAAGACTCTTGGTACCTCAATGAAAGAATATTTGTTACGGTCAGATTGAACTGGTACAGCAATAAAGCAGGTCTCAGATCTTGGGTCATTGTTGATAAAGGCATTGATCCTTACAACTAAGTTATCAAGTTTTGAGAAGTCCTCGTAAGACATTGCATCATCAACTTTGTCCCCACTTTTAGCAGCATCAAAGTCAACTACTTTAAAATCTTTTAAGAATCCTGGAGTTTTTAAGTATCTAAATAATACACTTGCAAACTTAGGATTGTTACCTCCATTAATGAATGGATCTGACATGTATTCTTTATACAGTTCAACACTCTCAGCACTTCCATCACTAAGGGTGTTAACAATATCATTCATGTTAGATGCAAGATTAGATGGGTACATAGCTTTACCCTTACTGTTCACAAAGCTTTCTCCAATTGTATTTAGCATTGGAGTAAAGTAATTAACAATACCTGTAACTAATGCTTTATTTAAACTGATGTAGTCTGCTGTTGGAGTGATTGTCTCAAGCTGTTCTACAGTACTTTGTCTAGAAGGTGTGAATTTTGCAGACAGTTTTAATACTTTAGTTAAATCTGCTGCAAGTAATTTAAGTAATCCAGTTCCATTATAGTTTCTAACTAATCCATTAGGGGATTTAATTCCTACACCAACGTTTATTAAAGACTGTAATGCCCATTTAGTTTCAGCTATATTTGAAGAGTCAGTTCCGATGTGCATCCCTAAGGCCCACATTAATTCTGCTACTTTTTCTACAGTCTCATTGATAGATCCATCAGATGTTTGAACAACAAATGTTCTTGGATCAGATTTATTTAACCCTTTTTCTAAGTCTCTAACAATAGCAGCTGCTGCTAATATTTTTTCTCTATCAGCTTCTAAGTATGTTACTGGACTTCCATCAGAGTTTATAGTTGGTTTACCTGCAGCATCAAGCACCGGTTTTCTTTGGTACAAGGCTCTAGGGTTCTCATTGTTATCTCTGATAAGTTGGGTTTTCCAACGGTCAATTGTCCCAGCTACTACGTCCTTTCTATTAGGATTGATTACGTCTGCAAATCTTTTATTGCCTTCAATACGATCTTTGATCATAATGAATTCAGTATTTACAAGAGCAAAAGCAGTGTAAAGCATTGCACAGTCACGGTCATCTAATTTTGACATGAAATCTGCTATAGGCTGTAGCACTGGTTTTAATTCTGCAGCTTTTTTTATTGCTGCATGCATAGATTCAAAAGTTTGTTTACCAGTAAATACACGTAGCATTTCTTGGTACACATCTTCTCTATTCATATAAGAACGTACCCCTAAAAGATTTGGTTCTATATTTCTGATAGTACTCAGCAATTCCTTAACCTTTCCCGTTAATCTTTTTGACGGAGATTCTTGTAAGGTAGTCATACTGTATATTTTCATAGTACCCTCATCAACTAACTTCATCTCTTCTTGAAGAGCATCTAAATCTGCTGGGTCTAATTCATTGTTAGCATCTATATCAAAGCTGTCATCTTTATCTTCCTCTATATTTCCTTCAGCAGTAACTGTATTGTTAATCTTTATACCGGCCTCACGAAGTTTAATCTCTAAGAATGTTCTCCAACCTGTTTGTATTGAGTTTCCTGTAGCAGGATCGTACACATCATTCCACGTGGATGCTACATTTTTGAATACATTTCGAAGAGTGATGTTCTCTTCCATCGTAAACTCTGCACCCACTTCTTCAAGTGCATTCCACATAGCAGCTTCTGCATCGTCAAGTGACTCTGGAGTAGCAGCATCCATTGCTGTCTCAGCTGCAAATAACTTGTTAGCTTCTGCAGCAGTGATAACACTCCCATCAGTTTTCTTGTACATCTGCATTTGAAACTGATCTACGATAGCACCGTTCTTTCCATCAACACCTAATTGCACTTGTGCACTAAATCTTCTTCCTAGATCTTTTTTAGTATCCATAAAGATTGTGTAGATAGTATCTAACGATGCTTTAAACATTGCATCCCCCATTTCTGGACGGTACATGTAAGCTTTCTTTGGACCTTTAAATTTCTCTGGGTTTCTGAATACCCCTCTACCAAGAATAGAAGAATTCATTTTACCACTCTCAATTAAAGAGTATGCTTGACGAAGGCTAAGGTTGTTTGTAACTAATGCTTTGAAGAAGTTCCATAGATCTCTAAAGAACTTTCCAATTTTAGCAGGTAAACTTTTTTCAGTGTATCCTTCAGTTAGCACATAGTCTTTAAAGTCATCAGCCATTTTCTCTTCCAAAGCAGCTTTACGTGCTTCTTCATCAGAGATTTCTGGGAATGTTCTTTTGATGTATCGAATCTCTCCTGCAGTCGGTTCTCCAAATCTTGTAGCAGCTTCTGCATACAATTGCTCTCTTTGACTTTCAGACAACATAGTTCTGAATGACAAGTGATAAGCTTCGTGAAATTCTGTCCCAATATCAGAGTTAGTCCACATATGAACTACTGCATTCTCTACATAACCATGCACTTCTTCTGACCCAATTTTTTCAACAGTATCAAAAAGATTTGCTTCTATCCCTCTTGAAGTAAGCCAAGCTTTTTTTTGGTCTGGACTTAACAAAGTATCTATTGCAGAACCTTTAAGTTTATTTCCATAATAAAATCCTGGAACTGTACCACGAAACTTATCCCATAATTTATGAGCAATAGCATCACCTTGAACAGCTGCAAGATCCTTGTATTCTTTTGAATTAATATTGGGGCAAAAAGCCATAGTTGATTATTTATTTTGGGTTACAAATTTCTTGTATGTTCTCTCCAGAGGTATCTAAATTAGATATCATGCTCTCTAAGGATTGATTTCCCATTGCAGCTAGCATGTCATCTGGTAAAGCACTCATATCTACTGCCCCACCTCCCATTGAAACTACTTTCATTCCTCCAGTTGTAGTTTGTGAAGTTACAACATTTTTCTTACTTCCAAAGAATGCAGAGTTTGTTTTTGGAGCCACAAGCCCATCAGTGCTTGCTACTACTGGTGTAGCTGCAGGTGGCCCAGGTACAGTTGGTGTAACAGGAGCTGCAGGTGTAGTTGGAGCAGGTGCTGATGGAGTTGACGGAGCTGCAGGACCTTGAGGGCCTGAACCTTTAATCATTCCTTCAACTCTTGGTGCATACGATACAGGAATTCCAGGTCTATTAAATAAAGATGTAATATTTCCATCTGCATCATAATTTATTTCAAAAGGCATAATGCCTAATTTTTTAACACTAAGTCCAAGCATCTTATTAAATAAATAAGCATACCCAGAGACTTGAAGCTGATGTTTTTCTTTTTTGCTAAGTTGCCCTGGAGCAAAAGATCGAGAATAGCTTTCCCAACTTTTTAACTTGCTAGTTTTAACATCGTAGATCATGTAGTTACCATCTTTGTCGACAGCTAAGATGTCAATCTCTCCTGCTACTTTAGAAACTTTATCATAGACTACAAGATTTCTAGTTATATATCTTCCACCTACAGCATCTAATTCTTTCTTGATTTTGTTAAGCTTTGTCATAAGCATATTAAATGCTCCTTCAGAGATCCCCTCAGGTCTTGTAGTATCACCTTCATCAAAGAATCTTTTAACAATTTCGTCCACAGTGTTTCCAGCAACTCTGCTATTTTCGTATAAAGCAGGGTCTCCAGTAAAATCATCAGGAAGAACATTAGTCATACGTTTGTATAACTCTCCATCAATGATGTAGAATTGCTCGTCTGCTGTTTTACCTTCTACAAGCTTTTGAGATTCTGCTAGTAAAGTCTCAATGTCAACTGCATTACTAGGGGCTGCTGGAACTACTGGAGTTGCGGCCGGAGTAGAAGAAGTTTTAGGGAGTGCAGTAGTTACTACAGAGTTTGCAGCAACGTCAGCAGCTTTTTCAGCTGTAGCTCCTTTAACACCTACTGGGCCAAACTTCATATTAACATCATGGAATACAGATCCGTTTGCATTTGGAACTGTATCTACTGCTAAGATTGAATTGTGTCCCACTCCTTCTGTTCTAGCTTCTCCTGCAAATTGAGCAGAGTCAGAAAGGTACTGCATGTAAGGATGAGTCTTTCCGTCTTCGTAAGGATAAACAGTTCCATCAATTGGGCTAGTGAATGGCTCGTTAACTCCAAATTTAAATTTATCTACTTGATATTTTTTAGACATCGTAGCCTCTTTAAATTCATCACCAACGTTGTTTTCTACAACTCCATAATCTGCAGGTTCTTTTTTAACAGCTGTGAATTTGATAAATCCTTGGTCGTTGACTTCAGATTCTATGAAACTAAATTTAGGCCTGCTTCCATTTAAAGCTGCCTTCATTTCACTAGCATTTATTTTTATAAGGCTATTTGCAGATTTAGAATAGAATATAAATATTGTTTGCCCATCTTCTAACTGGTATGTAGATATAAATTTAGTTAAACTATCAGGACGTTTAAGTTCTTCTGCAAGAGACTTATCTGTTATAGCTACTTCATCAGACTCTGATTTAGCTTCTACCTCAAGTAAGTTACAACCTACAATCTGGCCGTACTTATATGCCTCAGGAATTTCTTTGGTGATGTGGTTAAGTGCAGCTGTTGCTCCTCTTGTATCCATATCTTTTGTACTGGCCATAACCATTACAGGAGTACCATCTGGAGACTCAACTAATACAGCAATTTGTCCTGGAGTAACTCCGGTTGATTCTGGGTCGGCCGGATCACGAGGGAATGGACGAGACCCAGTTGCAATAACTTCTGCATTACCTTCTTCAGAATCATGCATTACTTTCCAAACTAAATCACCATTCTCACTACCTACATAGAATAATGTTGGAGTAGGCTGCTTTGTGATCTTAGTCACAGGGTAGAAGAACACTTTTCCAGAAGAAGTTCTAGCATTACTTATCTCAGAAGTATCATTGAACTTTTCCATTACACTTACTGTAGGAGTAAACCCATCTAAGAAGTGCTGTACAATTTCACGACGTTTGTTTCCTTTAAATCCTTCTGGACTATCTTCTTTATATGCAGCCAATAATTGAAGACGTGTACCATCAGGAAGAGCTGCATAGATTGGAACGTTTTTCCAACCAACAGTCATCATCCACTCTTTAAACTTTTCTGGGTCAGTAGCTGTATCACTTACTTCTGCTTCATTAGGAATCTGGCTTTTAAACCAGTCAGTATCTATTGCTACAATTAAATCTAACGTAGTTCCAACTGGGACCATTTCTGAACTAGTCAAATGTTCTGGGAACATTAGCACAGTAGAACCTTCAATTGTTTGCCCCATTTGACCACGTAGAGCTGGGTCATAGCCTGGCATATCTTTTTTAGGGGCTTCAGTTCTAGTCTGGCCATTAAGGTCTACTAAAACTTTTCCATTCTTTTTAACAACGGTTCCTTTTGCTAATTGAATATCATTAGCTTCTCCAGACACAACTGCTTTTGGGGCACCTGGATCCTCAGTAGGGGCTTCAAATACAGGATCACCTGCACCCATTCTTAGGACATCTTCAGCAAGTAAAGCTTCTTCTTTAGCTTTTCTTATAGCTTCGGCTTCTTCATTGGTGATGGAGCCATCCATCCCTTCCGACGTAAGTCCTGCTGCAGGGTCGATATCCGCTGCTTGAGGCTCTTGCCCTTCAGGAGTAGAGCTAGGTCCTGCGGTACTGTCACCGTTTTGATTACGTTTCTCAAGTTCTCTTTGCTCATTGACTTCGTTTATTATGTTTTGTTGTCTTGTTATCTGTCCTTTCTTAGCAGAAATTTTTCTATCAGTAGCTAATTTAGAGTTTTTTGCAGCATCTACATCTTGTTCTCCATAAACACCGTCAATAATTTTTTGGTACTCATTGGATAAGTCTTCAAGCCTAGCTTTTTCTTTAGTTAATTCTTGAATTTTTGCATCAGCTGTAGCAATAATAGTGTTATATTCTATTTCTGTAGGAGATAATTCAATTTCCTCTTTAGCATCTAATCCTGCTTTTTCAGCAGCTTTCATTTTGCCTAGAACTTTGATCTTCTTTTTAAGAAGGTCATTCATTCTTTTTCTAAGTTCTAATAACTGTGCAACTTGTGCATCAGCTTTAAACTCTTTCATGCTAAAGCCGGCCTCAAGTGCAACAGCTCTTTCCATTGCAAGAACCTCATCAAGTTCTTGAAGATCTTGTTTGATTAACTCTACTTGATATCGAAGTTCATCCATGCTCAGACCTGCCGTCTTTGACATGTCTTTCATTTCTTTTTGCAGAGTATCTTCTTTAGCTAAGATTTCTTCAGTATCAGTGATTAAGTTTTCAGCTATTACAGCAATGTTTTCTTTAGACTCTTCTAAGGTAGTAGTATCAGTCTCTGATATTGGACGAATCTTAGAAGCTTGCAATAAAAGATTGTATGCAAGTAATGTAGCAATTGCTGTTTCTCTTTCTATAGCAGCATTAGTTGCATCGGCCTGAGCTTCAGCTGCAATTTGAGCAGCCTCTCCAGGTTTCATTACTACTCCAGTTGACAGCTGAGTCTCTTGATAATCCTGTGGATTAACGTTAGCTACAGGGACAGTTGCTTCTTGTATTTTCCAAGTAACTTCATTTCCAGTTTGCCAGTCAGTAAGTTTTACTCCTACTACTTCTCCAGCATCATCTAGAATTAAAGCTTCTACTGGGTCAGCACTCTCCATGTAGTATTGCCTTCCATCAATATTAAATTGAGTTCCGTTTGGAGAAACCATTATCTCATCCAACAGAGTTTGCTCCATTTCAGACAGATTGACAAGTCCTGCACTTTCCCCTCCAACAGTTTTAAATTCTTTTTCAGATTTAAGTTGATCGGGAGTAAGTCCTTTTTTTCTAGCTTCTTCAGTTTTAGCCTCCATTGCTTTCATCAATGCCGATTGAGACATTGCATCTAAGCTTTCCATGTCAATAGTTTTTAGATCTTCTAAATCCATTGTCATGTACTGAGCAATCTTAGCTTTTTCTTCAGTTTCAAGTTGAGCACGTCTCTCTAAAGCAGCAGCTTTAACTTCTGGAGAAGCATCTGGATCCACAGCATCTGTAAGATCGTCTGCAGTTTCTGCTCCTGCAATTGCTTGTTTAGCTCTATCTTCTGCAGCTCTCTTCTGTTCTTGTTCCTGCAAAGCCATTTGAGCTTCTACGTACAAATCCATTTGTTCTGGATTACGAGACAAGTTTTTAAATGCCTCTGAAAGACCTGCACGTTTGATTGACAGGTCACGAAGGTGAAGTAATTCAGCTTTAAACTCATCAGCAGTTGCTACATCTAGTTCTGATTTAGCAGCATAGATTTCGTTAAGTTGTTTACCAAGATCCTCTTTAGGTTTAGCAGAAGCTGTTGTTTTAAATGATGGATTACCATTTGAATCAAGTTCTACTCCCCCAACTTTGATCTGGAACTTCACTTCATCTGGATCTAGTTTTGCTAGAGCTGGAGCAAGCTGTACAAGTCTATCATATTGCTCGTCAATTCTACTATCAATAGTATCAATGTCAAGAAGATTGTGAGTTAAGATTTGTCCGTAAGTTCTACGTACAGCATCTTGAATCAGTTTGTTCTTTTTAGTTTCTTCTGTTTGAAGCCCTTCTTTAATCTTAGCCACTAGTGATGTACCAGGGTTAAACTGTGAAAGGATGTTGTGCACCTGCTCTGAACGTTTGATAGCAGATTGCATTTTAGTTTTTGTGTCCTCAATGATTTGCATCTGAGTTTTACCAGTCTGCTGCTCAAGAGTACGATTCATGTCATAACCAAAAGCTTGCTTGAATTCTTTTTCCTCCATTGCAGCAGCATCATCAAACTGCTCCATTGCATAATCGATTGCCCCTAACCCATTCATCTTAGCAAAGACTCCATGGATTAATCTCATACGAGCTGTTTCAGCTTTTAAATCGTTTTGACGTCTTTCAGCTTTTGTAATTCCTTCTCTTTCATTGTCAAGATTAGCATCATTAATGTCTTTGATAAATGCTAAGTTCTCAGCACTTTGCTCTGCATTCTCGATAATTTTCTTAATAGCCCCTGAGTTAAGCATTTTTATAGCTTCAGTAGTATTAAGTCCTTTTTGAGCAAGAAGTTTTTTCTCAGCTCCCATAAGACGACTTACTGCTCCGGTACCACCTCCGACTAATGCTCCAATCAATATGTTCTCTAAACCTTCTTTAGTCCCTATAGTCGATGACAATGCTTTGCTCATTGCAGAAGCCATGTCTCCTGTACCATCGTTAAATTTTTCTCCGTAGTAGTTACGTGCATATTGAGACCCAGCAAACTGGCTGGCCTCTTGGAAACCTTCTTCAGCAGAAGTTTTAAGTACAGGCCCAAATGTTTTTTGTGCTCTACCATAAGCTTTTCCAAACTTAGAGCTTGCAGCTTTTTCAACCCATTCTTCCCCTGCAGTTAACCCTTTCTTCTCAATGTCGTACATTGTTTTTTCCCCAACACGGGCACCCTGCATTGCTTTACCAAACATCAATAAGTTTGTAGCAGTTAAAAGAGGAAGGTTAATAGCAAACGTAGTATTACCTACAGCATTAGCACTTTGCAAAATACCGTCTTCTACATCTTTTGGCATAACCTGACCGGGGTTTTGCTCTTCCCACTCTGCTTTACGTTCTTCAATAAATGAGTTTTTAGCTTCACGAGCTTCAACAGAAGATTCAGCTAATGACATTTGAGTTCCAACTGCTAGGTGTTTTGTAGCAGTTTTAATTTTAGCATATCTATCTAAAGCTTCTAACCCTTTACCAGCTGATTTAGCATCTTCTACTCCTTTGATAGTTTGGTATAAAATCTTTTCTTTACTACCTGCTTTAGCTGCATTACCTGCAACTTTTGCTAAGTCGTCGGCCACATTAAGTATGTCACCTGCAGCATCTGCAATTTTGGCTCCTTGTGCACCTTTTGCAACAAGTGAACCTAACTTAGCAGATAGTCCTAATTCTCCAACACCAAGCCACATTGTAGCAATAGATCCAAGAGTATATCCTAAACCTCCTGCAAATTTATCTGCCCAGAAGTTAGCTGTAGCAAGATTAGATCCTAGACTTCCGTTTACCTCTGCTTTGGTATAATAGTTTGGGAGAGCTGATTGAGCCCATGTGTTCATCTCATCAACTTGTCTTCCAACAAAGTTGTCGTAGTATGAGCCACCAGTCATCATAGAACCAACACCTGCTAATACCCCTACTGTATTTTCATACACAGAACCTAATGTAGTAAGACCTGCTTTAGTCAAACCATTCATCCACTTTTGAGCAGTTCCTTGGTTCTGAGCACGTTCTTCATTCCAGTCGTTGAATGGATTTAATGCAACATTGTATGCTGCATATTTTCCAATAGGGTCAGTGTAGACATTAGTTAAGTCTACAGCTTGGCCACCAATATCTAAAGGACTATAGTTATTGTACTTAGGGGCTTTGTTTTCAAGTTTAGCCCTACCTCCAGACAATGATTCAAAAGCACCTTTTATAGGGTCCCCATCAGGTTTACTTTTATTTACAAAAGATTCTTTTGGTTTTCCTGACAGGTTAGTAAAAGCATTGAGGATTGCGTCTGATTCAGCCATATTCTACAAAGATATTAAAATTCTATTGCATAACTCTCAGTATTATTATCATAATAATTGACAATATCTTTTAAGTCTTGAGAGTCTAGTCTATGTTTTTGACTAAGTATTGCTGAGCTTCCTCCAAAGTTTTGCCAGTTTTGATCTACATATCTAATATAAGGATGCCCTGCCCCATCTGATTCTACAACCATGTGTGCAGGCATACGTCCATTTTCCCCTAAAATTGTAACCTCTCTAGTAGAAACTTCTCCTTTTTTATGCATATCTAATTGTGCAACTAATCCGGCCATCCTGTTTTCAGGAGTATTTAACATTTTGTCTAAAGTTGTGTTACGAATGTACTGCCCATCTAAGTGAACTGTTTTGTTTATAGGGGCATCTTTTGTTCCCCCAACAAGTTTTAATTCGTATATGTTGTTAGTCATATTCCACCCAACATCGGCTACTGTAAATCCTGCAAGCTGAGCTCCAGTAATAGTTGTAGCACCTTCTTCAGTAATATCTGTAAGTGTAAAGTCTGCAGTAATAGGTTTGTTTACAAAGAAATTTTGTATAGCAGATGTTAAATTTTTAGATGCTTCTAAAGTAGGAGCATCAATACGTCCGTAGTTAAACGTAGTAGAAGTTTTAATTTCTTTAAATTGACTGTTTATTCTATCGTCAAACTTATGTCCTAAATCAAGATCAATTGTTGTTGCTGCTGCTGTATTTTTATTTAATGCAAATGGGTCACCATATGCTCTACCTGTAACAATATCTTTTGCATCTTGTGTAGATGTCCCATTAGGTATACCTGTTTTTGAAGGATCATTTTTAACTCCTGTAAATTCTGTTCCGTATTTTTCTTTAAATTTATTTTTAAAGTTAGCATAATCTTGACCATTTACATCGTCAGCAGCTTGTTGATATCTTATATATAATTCTCCAGGTTTTGCCCAAGGATATAATTCTTTTAAAACTGTGTAAGTTTGCCAAGCTGTTGGAGAAGATTTTACAATATCATTTTCACTAATAACTCCGTTAGCTGCAGTAAACATTTGTTGTTGAATAAGAAGAGCTTGATCTTTATAGGATTTTAAAGTAGCTCTTTCTGCTTTTAAAGATTTCGGAGATAAACTAGCTACGTAGTCTGGGTTATTTAATTTTTGCTCAAGTGCATATGCTGATGCAAATGCATTTTTCATGTTAGTTGTTTTTTCATCAAGATTAGCTCCGTTTCTATCTGCAAGGCTAACTTTACCCACAACTTGAAGACTTTGGTTAGCAAGTTCCCATTCTCTATCTTTAAGATATGATTCAGAGAATTCTTTACTTCTAGTACTGCTTTCACTTCTTATAGCTTTCTTTTCTCCATAAGATTGGTAAGGAGCTATAATCTCGTCTTCGTATTTATTTTTAATGTAATCGTAAGACAGTTTTTCATCTGCTGCAACTTTTGTAGCTTTTGCAATTTCTCCAGTTAATGTTTCAATTTGATTTTTAATTTGAACTCTTTCGTCACTTTTAAGACTAGGGTCATCAAGCTTAGCAGTAAGTTTTCCAAGTACATTTGAGTAGTTGTCAGCCATAGAGGTTACAGTAGCAGATGCCCCTTGCCCTTTTGTAGCTGCATAAGCTTTCATATCTGCAAATTGATTTACATAAGCTTTTACATCTGGTTCAGAAAGTACAGCATCAATTACGTCTTGAACATCTCTTTTATCAATTGTAATTACTTCAGTATCTGTAGTAAACTTGTACATGTTACCTTCTCCAGTGTACCCAGTAATTTTATTTTTAAAAGTTTCAGGTTGCAGGATAGCTAATCTAGCTTGTAACTTTTCCATAATTTTAGGATCTTTTACAGCAGTTGGAGCAGAGAACATTGTTCCTTGCTTTGCTCTTCCTGTAGCTTCGTCCATTTCAAACCCTTTATATCCCTTTACCATGTAAGATGGGAATAGGTTTGCATACTCTTCGTTAACATCTCCTTTCTTAACACTTTCTTGAAGCTCAGTCATAGCTGCTGCATAACGAGTATAGTTCTCTTTGATAGGAGCATATTTACGAGAGAAGTCTTTTGCTTCTTTATGAATTACAAAACCTAAGTTTTCAAAGTCTCCACGATTAGCAATCTGTGCAAGCTTCTCATCTAATTGAGCTTGCAATTCCTTCTTCTTCATCATATCGTTTTCAAAAGGCAATGCAGCTTGCATCTGATCAACAGCCATAGCCAATTGATCATTTGCTTTGAAACTATCCATATAACGATTATGGAGAGTCTCCCCTATCTCTATAGACTTTGGGTCTACATACTGACTTACATATTCACCAAATTTATACGGCATGGCATTTTATTATATCGATTGTTTAGCTGTAGTATTTCTTTTAGTAGACAAATCACCTAGACGAGATGTGTATTTTCTACCCATTCCACCAAATCTTTTCTCCTCTTTGTCATCTGCTAAAACTTGTACTACTTTATATCCTAAGTCAGAAGCAATTTGCTGAAGCTCTCCTTCTGATTTTTGGTACACAGGGCTTTCTGGATTCTTAGCTTGCTTTCTTAATTGCTCCATTATCTCGTAACGGTTAAGTGATCCAGTTTTATCCAGACCTCTTGCAATTCTGTATTGCATATCAAGCTTACGTTGGTCCATTGACATTCCTGCAAGGCCTTTACCAAGAGCTTCTGCAACCCCTAAGTTACGTTCATCCATGTATTGGTTCTGATTGATATCAGCCATCATGTTTGACTTACTTGCTTCAAGTTGTGCAGCTTGGTTTCTTCCAGCAACTTCAGCAGCTATCTGTGCTTCTGAGTTTTTAATTGCTCTGTTTTCTTGATCTTGTCTTTGAGATATTTTAGCAATTTCATCAGCTGTTTTAGTTGCTACACTTTGCATGGCAATGATTTTACCAGGACCTAAGTTTGTATTCTTTAGGTAGGTATTCATAGCATTTTGTTGACGACGTGCATCTTCAATTTCTCCTGACTTATCTACTCTTGCAAGACTTGGGGCAGTTACAGATTGAGCTGCAGCCATGCCAGCAGTCTTTTTATAAGGCTTAAGCATTGCATAAGCAGGCCCTGCTAACTGTGCTAAACCTCCAAGAAATCCAGGGTGCTCTTCTAACCAAGTCTTACTTAGATCTAATTTTCTTTCTGGATCTTTAGGAAGGTTTCCTGGCTCTCCATTATCTTGAGGTCTAAAGTTATAATCTAAAAGCTCTTGCTTTAACCCATCTTGAACTTTAAGATCTGTTTTTGTAGAAACAGGAAATGGTATAGGCTGATTTGTTTTAGGATCTCTAATATAATCTCCAGTCTGGGCATCCATTCTATATTCAACAAGTTGGCCATTTAGCATAAATCCGGTGCTAGGCTCATTTGTAGGACCCGTTGGAAGATCGTAATTTTCCATCCCCGTATAATCTTTGAAATCTTTATATGATGATTTCTTTTTAGGATCTTTCTTTTTGCCACCTCCAGCATATTCTTGCATGCCACCAGTTCTAGCAATCTGTTTAGGATCACGGCCTGCTTGCTCTTCTTGCTGACGAGCTAAGTCTTTTATGATATTTTTTTTAGAAATAGGGTCTAAAGACGGATTAGAAGCAATAGCTTTATGTGCTTGAGAATACGGTTCTCCTTTTGGAGTTTTTAATACACGAGAGAAGAAGTATTGGTTTCCGTTAATTTTAGTTCCAGTTTCTTTATCTTCTACTTCAGTATATTTATCAAGCTTAATTCCTCCTTCTTCATGGGTATTTCCTAAATACTCAACATCATTAGAGTTTGGGATAGGTTTAATCTTTCCACCTTCTGCATAACGAGTTCCTCCAAGGTCGTTGTAAGATCCTCCAAACTCATAGCAATTAGGATCCATCATTCCACCATCAGCATGGCTGTTTACTTGTTGACAATGTTTGTTTAATTGTCTTTGAAAAAAATCTGCACCTGTCTGTCTTTTGCTGTGGTCACCTCCATAGTTAGCTTTACCTTTTTTAGTAAATAAACCACGAAGACCTCCACCACCTCCACCAGAACTTTGCTCTTCTTCAACAGGCCTTTCTTGTCTAAAGCCTAAGTCTTGATCTCCTTCCATTAAGTTGTTGTTCCAGTCATTTAACATTCGAGTTCCTGGACGTTTAGGATCTGACTGATAATGGTCAAAGAAAGTTCCAGGCTCTTTTCCTGCATCCACACGACGCTGCTCTGCTGGAGAAAGAGGCATTTGTGGATAAGGAATTCTATCTTGAAGTGTATGAGGATCAGCAGAATCAATGTCTACTCTACGGGCTTTTGCCCAATCCATATTGTACTGCTGTTTCTTTTGCTGGTACTCTTTTCTAGCATTTCTTCTAGCACTTTGCTCATCAAACGAATTGTACATTTCCCCAGAAGCTTTGTCTTCCTCAGGGGCAACAGCAGGAGTAGTAAAGTAGTTAAATTGTGGAGTGGCTTGAGCTACTGGATCACATGCCCCTGTTGCAGGATTGTATGTAGTTCCTGGAGGACATTCTGATCCACCCATAGCATATCTTTTCATACCACCGTTACGAGCCATTTGATTTCCTCCTCTATAGGAGTCCATCATTTTGCTGTTAATGAAAGAATTATTAACTGCAGACATTTGATCTGTATCAGCCATAGCAAGTTTACCTGCTTCTTCTGTTGATGCTTTGTTATCTTTTATAGTGTCGTAAATTCCATAACCAAGTCCAGCAACTGCTCCTGCTAATGTTCCATATGGGCCTGCTACTGAACCGTAGCTTGCACCTTTTCCAACACTTGCCATGATGTTACCTACACCATAATGGTTTCTTTCTTTTTTTGTAAAAGTAGCAGCGTTGTTATCACTACCAGTATTTTTAATTATTTCTCCACCAATATTTAAAGCTGCTGCTACAGGCTGTCCGTAAGAACTTACTCCTGCCATAAATGAGCCTGCAGTATTTGCAGCATTAACAGCAGTTGATCCAACACTAGCTCCAGTAGATGCAAGATCTACTCCTGCCTCTCCAGCCATTGCTGCATTTGTACCAAACTCTTTAGCTGCAGTACTAGCTACTGTTTTTGTAGCTGCGGCAGCTGCTTGTTTAGCAGCTCTTTCTGCAAAAATATCTTTACCAGTGCTAAGTGCAAGTTTACCCAGCTCCATACCAGATTGTTTAACAACATCTTGTTGCTGCTTTTTTTGGTCTTCATTAAGTTTTTTTAACTCGTCTTGAGTTTCTTTTAATGATTGTAAAGCAACGTTTTGATTTTTACCTGCCTCATCTGCTGCAGATTGCCCTAGGTAATATGAAGCCTGTGGAGCTTGTGAAACTCCACTTAGGTTATATCCAGCTAAAGAGTACTTCTTAACTTTCTTTAGTGCAGGTTTTTGTTGTTGTCTACTAATTAGTTTTTTGGCCATAATCGTAAGGTTTATCTACTCGTAGTACGGTAGTTAGCTTTAGCTGTATACAAATTTATTAAATTTTGAGCTCGGTTGTTAGAAATTAATCGTATTCCTAAGAATTTATCTATGAACTTTCTTTGCTCATACCAAGGTTTGTTTGGCTCTAAGTAAGCAGTGTTTACTATTCCTTCTGATGTAAACATAGGAATTATACCTCCAGGAGCATATGTTCCTGTGTAATAGTCACCGTTTACATTTACTTGGTTTTGAGCCAAAGTTGTATTAAAATTTATTTTTGATAAATCTCTGAAGTCATTAAACACCCAGTTGTGATCAACTTTTCTAATGTTTTTAAGGTAAGTTAAATCTTTAACCCCTGAAATTTGCTCAGTAGTGTAAACATAGAAACTGGTGAATCCAGGATTTAAAGTTGAAGTTACTTTAGAGATGTTATTAGCATCTGCTTTATATGTTTCTAAAAAATAAGTGATAGCCGAATATAGTTTATTATCACTTTTAGTAGTTGAAACAGCCCCCGTTTTAGACGTAGATACATCCCCAGTAGATATAAATTCAAACTCAAAATTAGATACAACACCATAAAAATTACCAGGATTAACATAATCATTATGTACATAAAACTTCGATGTAGGTAATGAATTAAAGCTGTACAGGTATTTAGTATTGAATGCATAAAGTGGTGGTATATAAGAGTGTCTACTAGCCCAAGCACCTGTGTCTAAAGATAATGAAATTGTCCATCCCCCTTTTGTGAAATTAGTTCCTTCTATAAGAGGTATTGGCTCTCTTTTAATTTTATCTGTAACAAGTCCTCCAGTGATAACAATGGTTCCTAAAGTAAGTTGTGAATTAAAAGCATTTGTAGGGATAAGGTCTCGTTTAGTTATGATAATTCTTTTTAACAATGGATCGTAACTAACAAGGTATCCAAAGTTATTTGTTGGGGCATCTAGGTTTATTCCAGCAAGAGATGCTCCGTAGTTTTGTAAAGCAAATGGTACATTCTCTCTAGCCCAAGTTGATAATCCAAGGTCAGTTAAATCTTGTACTTTGTCTGTAATTAAGAAGATTTTTCTAGAGTTTCTAGATATAAACACATACCCATCTTTGGTTACTAAGGCTCCCATTTTATTGGTTAATCCCATGTACCCATCTGTAGATTGCACGAATTCATCAGGTTCTTGTGCAAATAAGTCACCTGAACCAATGTATGCTTGAGATGCATCAGCTAACTCAAGGTTTTGTTTACCTTTTGTTTTGAACAAACTCTTTTCAGTATGAATGTAAATTAATGCATTCAAGTTGAAGATGTTTGTAATAGATCCTTTGTTTTGCCCAAAGTCTTTAAGATCAATTGCTAAGAAATAACGATATGAATCTGTAAAGTTACCGTCTTGAATTATTGATCTGATTACACGGTTAGGAAACAAGTTAGTAGATTTGTCTTTCTTTGGGTAAGGTATTGCTACTCTAATATCTTGTAAAGCAGAATAGTGTTCTTCGTAAAGTAAGTTTTCTTTTTTAGTAAGGTCATGTACAGGAGATCTCCACAATACATCTGTAGCAGTGTACTTATCAAAGTACATACTATCAGCTGTGCTTACTCCTTTTTCTGTATCCCCACAATAACGGAAATTGATATTGTCATCAGATTCTATTATAATTTGATGTAAAATTGCATGAGGATCCCAATAAGCATTATCATCACCTAACCAGTTATTGTTATCAAGAATATCTGAATTGCTAGTATTAATTTGTTGATCAAGTGGTACATAAGAAAAAGTAGAATTAATGTTATCATCAACAATATTATCATCAAGAGAATTAGTAAATTCTGCGTAAAATGGTTCTTTTTGATTTCCAACTTCTTGTTTAAAATATCTAAATCCATATGCTTGAGACGTTAATCTATAAGCATATCTACATATGTAAGTATCTCCTCCAAAAATGTCAGGAGTACGTACTCCAGTATAGTAATTACCTATTGTTGGATCATCTCCTGTAGTGATATTAACTTGTAATGTAGATTTATAGAATCCAGTCCACACTAATCTTTGAGCATCAAATGGTTCAAATACGTCTGTTTTTGTTGAACACAAATTTGCTATGTATATGTTTGGTCTTGAATATTGTCTAGTAGCCGAGTAATAAGGATTAACTTTTTTTAAAATTGAAGCATCTTCTCCAATATAAGGATATTTACCTGTACCATGTAAAGGTGGAATTCCCGATTTCAAACCAAGCACAATTGAGCTTTCTCCACTTAGATTTAATAAGTATGTTGCTCCTTTAAATGCAGTTGAAGAACTGTTTTTAAGAATTGATAATCCTGCTAAATAACTTGCACTGTCTGGATCTAATGGAAATATAGTTTGATTTGCTCCTAAAAATGACTGGTTACCGTCGGCTGCTCCAACAGCTACTCCAAAATCTACTCCAGTAGTTCCAGGCATATTATATTGTGCTGCAACCATTAAAAGTCCAAAAGCATTTGAAGTTCCATAAACAGGAGTGTCATCTGCATCATAATTATCTGTGTTTCCCAAAGTAGAACTTATCCATTGGTACTCTGTTTCTCCACTTCTAAATTGAGTAAAACTCCAACTACTATCTACTGCTGGTGGGTCCCCGGCATTCATGTACCCAGGTTGAATTCCTTTGTGCCTTCCTCTCCATTGTTGCATTGTTGCAACATATTGCAAATCTATATGAGTTGCTTGCCCTAAACTTTTTTGAGTTCTAAGTAAATTAAAGTCATGAAATTTAAATACTGATTGAGCTACTACGTTTTCGTTAGGTGTACTTGCCCAAGGATAGGCTGCATAAGCAAACGACTCCGTGTGAGGCAAAGCATCCATATACCATAAATGATAATATGGACCAAATTTAGCATCATCTATTTTATTAAATAAATTTCCTGATTTAATCCATTTAGCTGGATGAAGCCCACTTTGTCCTATTATTGTCTTATCACCTTGGTTTCTTTTTGCATAATACACTTTATATCCTTGTACTTGCTGAAGAATGAATTTAGGAATTTTTAAATTTGCTAATTTAAATCCTAGTATTCTAGTAGTTTCCTTAAATGTTGTTTTAGAAATATTTGAAATTTGTGCAGAAGTTAAAGGTGGGTTTGAAAAATTTGTATTAGTAACTAATGTAGAAAACGAAGGATTATGGTTAGAAGGCATTTTGTGGTGCCTAACTTTTGTGTTTCTTATAGTTTCTGTGTATACAGGTGTACCAGACCCATCTACACTAAATACATCAAAGTCTGGAGAATCTGGATAAGTTTCATTTTTGTTTTCCCAATATCCAGTTGTCTGACTTACATGCAAGCTTGTATCTAAATACTGATACATTGCTCCATTTGGATCTGTTTGTAAAAATTCTGCAGGGTTAAATCCTGAAACATCAACATTATTTAGAGAACCGTTTTCCCAAGATTTAACTACATTACGTCCAGGAATATGATATGCATAACTTTCTGTACCATCTTTAAATATAAATGATATATAGAACGAGTATACTTCTCCTCTTCTGTAACTTTTTTCTTTAAACAATCTGTTTATATTTCTATATCCTCTGTCTTTCCCATTTTGCAATGGGTAAGTTATTTGAGAAATATAATTATAATCTACTGGAAAAGGATAGTTTAAATCTTGAGAAACTGCTGCATACCCATAATTAATATTGTATAGATCATAACTTCTAGGATCAAATTCTACAATATCTTTTGTAATGGCTTGCAACTGTATTCCGTTAGCAAATCTTTGAAATCCTAGGTCTTTTCTTCCAGTTAAGTTTGCAGCATACATTCTATTATCTAACTGTGCAATAGATTTTGCACTGAGATAATTGACTTTATCTAATACTGCATCTTCTACAGTAGCTTTATCTACTTGTTCTAAACCACTATATGTAATGCTTATAGTTGTAGTTTTAATTTCTACAAACTCAAGTTTGTACACAAATTGAACATCTCCTATTTTTTGAAGTACATATGGTACAACGTATGTGTAGTCAATGTTTAAATTTGTTAAATCCCATTTGATAGATTTGTTTGTTTCAACTCCACCTGGAGCTCCTCCAATCATTTCAAATGGAATATAGTTTTCTGAAGATGGGTGTACATATACTGGATTAGCCATCCCTAAAACATTAGTTTCAGTAAAGTCTTTATCTGCATATGCCACTGCTAAATAGTAAGCACCTGTTACAACTCCACCACCTTCTACTATAGATGCGGCATTAAATTCAGGAATTCTTCCAGAATCCATAAACATGTTAAGCATGGTTATATTCTGACCTGTAGATGTGTATAATTTGTTTGAGGTGCCTCCAGAAGCTAAGAAAGTCTGCTGTCTTGTAACATTAAATACTCGTGGAGGATTATAGTACTCCGGGTATTCAATTTTAGTTACAGGCTCTACTGTGAACTTGTATTTGTTATCTGTGAAGTATATAATGATTTCTCCTGTAGGAGAAACTCTAAATTCTCCCGTAATAGGGTTATCTATATCAAAATTTAAATGGCCAGTTGCTTCTCCAGTAGTTGTTGTAAGTAAAGCAAGTAAAATGTTTGTTGAAGTATTTACATAAAAAATACTTGAAGTAGATGTTGGAGTACCAGCTTTGTTAGCAAAAATTATAAAGTTGTCATCAGGAAGAGCAATCTGGCCGACAGGTAAAAATCCTGTTGGGAGATTTGCCACAAGTTTGTTTCCAAATTCATTGCTAATAGCTCCTTTATTAATGTCCACTACAGCATTAAGTGCATCTCTATATGTACCGTCGACCTGATCTGAAAGACCAGTATCTTTGTTCATCCCCTTTAAAAACTTTAATTCTGATGCCATAATTTTAGTATTAGAAGTATCCTCTTCCGTAAGCTCCTCTGTTTAATTCTTCTCTTGTTCCCAAATTCTCGAAGAAGTTTGCATGTCTGTTCAAGTTTGGGATAAGTCTTACCCACTGATTCATGAATGATTCGTACTTATCGATGCTTGGGAAGTTAGCTTGATTACGTGCTTGAGTACAGTAGTATTTCCACTTAGTATCTGCAAAATTGTAATCAATTCCATTCATAGCTGGGGTATATCCCCCTAATAACATTTGTTTGTAAATGTACCAAAACATAGCTTCTTTAAAGCTGATGTCGTCTGGCACCATTGGGTAACAGTCTTCATCTACTGGAAATGCTGTGTAGCTAAAACAAACTACTCCTTTTTCAAATGAAGTATTAAGATAATCCCCATTGATTGTATAGGTGTCTTTTGATTTAGCAAACTTGTTTTCACATTGTTCACAGTGAAGTCCAATAGGGAAATTGTTTGTCCCGTACTGCAATGGTGATAATGGTTGCCCTGATGAAAGGTAAAGGTTTTCAATTACTGAAATCCTTGCATTTAACTCTCTAAGTTGGTAGTTAAATCCTGTAGCATCATCTGGGTTAGACTGAATAAGATCATTTAAAGCTTTTACCTCAGCAAGTAATTCAGTCAATTCAGTCGACATTGACGGACTAATTGTGTTGTTAATAGCCACTTGATTTATGTAATACAAATCAGCTGGCATTACAGTTTTGAAGTTTTCGATATTTAAAACACATCCTTTTTGAACAAGCTGTGGGGCAGAGCCAATATGCTCTAGAGCCTCTCCAGTCCATTCAACAGCATCATCAATCCAGTTATCTCCAGGGGGTTTTAAGTCCCTCATGACTTTACGGATAATTACTTTGCTAGATACGTTTTTATAAATCATGACTAATTATTTTTTTGTCGGTGTGTATTTCTTGAACCTCAAATAAGCAATATCATCTTGTTTTAAAAGAGCTGTTAACTTCTCTTTATTCCCTTTCAATCCTCTAGAGGCGTCAAATCTGTAAGCAGTTTTGTTAGCCACTTTTGCTTTGTGTTTGGTCCAATGGAACTTACAGTAATACTTGTCAGTATAATATATGTGCCATTTTTGCCCTTCTCCAGTTGTACTATCGAACAACTTTACTCCTTTCTCAATAAGTTCTTTTTTGTACTTATTGGTTTCCATCCAATCAACTGTCAAGTTTCTTGGGTCCCGTTCTACTCTTTTAATCGATAATGTTCCGAGATTACTTTGCATGTTAAACTCATACCCGTCAAGGAGAGCTTCAACTATTGCTAGGTTAAACTCGGAACATATATCAGAAAACGTGTTGAAACTTATTTCGTCTTCAGTTTCAGTATTGTAGTCTTTATGAACGGCTTTTAAAGTGTGTGATTTGGCTTGCATTCAATCAACACATTTTGCCACCCATTTTCTTTTTACCTGCAGCAGCCATAGATTGGAATTTGCTTTTTCCGTATTTCTTACGACCAGCAGATGCTGCAATAGCTTCAGCAGATTCTTCAGACTTTCCTTCTTTCTTTAATCCTGAAACCATCTTAGCAAATCTTCCACCACCACCTGGCTCCATTGTTTTAGCTCCACCTTTTTTATACTTACCTCCCATCATTTTTTGAACAGGGTAGCCATCTTTATCATATCCAGTCTTTCCTTTATTAGCTTGCCTTGCTTGATTGCTTCTTGCAGTTTCTTCTCTTTTTCGAGATTCTTGAAAAGGTGTAGATTTAAAAATAGAGTCAAGAGAACTACCTGGTTTAGAATTTTTTACTAAATCTGCTTGTGTTTTAAATTCAGCCTGTCTTTGATTAGAAAAATATACACTACTATCTGCAGTAGCTTTTAAAGGATCTCCTGGTTTTTGACCACCATCTTCGTATTTTTTAACTCCACCAGTTTTATACATTTTCTTTTTACCAGCCATGGTAGCTTTACCTTCAGCTTGATTTTGACGAGCATTTGCTTGCATACCTGTCTCAAGACCACCCATCATATATTTCATAGGAGGCTTAACACCTGGAGCTTCAAAGTTAATTTCTTTGTTCTCCTCCATAAAAGATTCTCCCTCTTTACGGGCCTCTTTCATTACTTTCTTTTTAGAGGTCTTGCCTCCTTTTTTATACATTGAGTTCATGTTTTCTTCTTTTTTAATTTTAGATTCTTGCTTAAGCATTTCTTTTGTAGGTTCTTTGCCAGAACCTTTATTTTTACGGATGTTATCCCAGAGCCCTCTCTTAGAGTATGAACCGTCTTTTCTTTTAATCAGCTTGCTCATCTTCTTTCGGTTTATCTAGCATTTGTCTTTCTTGACGTGCTTTAAGTGCTCTTTCAACATTGAACCAAATCAGGGTAATACCCCCGATTATTCCTATGATCCAAGTTATACTATTTGTAAACATGGCATATGATATTGTAGCCCATGCTACGTTTAATCCTGCCCATTCTCCGTATTCGGTTATTTTAGTTGTGTCAATGTTAAAGGCCATTATATTAAGTGTTACCAGTTACTGCAACTTCCACAGTTCCAGATTCTAAGTGATTTGTTAATTCTTGAGTTAGGATCATTTGCTGTTTTAGAGCTAGTAAGTTTGGCCTTCATCCCACACATTCTAGAACAGAATGAGTTTCTCCTGCTACCACCTTTAGGTTGAGGAGCTTTTAGGTTAGATCCAGGGTTAGCTTTTTCGTAAGACTTTCTGCCTTTTTCGTTTAAACCTCCTTTTGGATTTTTACCTTCTTTATTTTGCCAAGCTGCCATAGTCACAAAGTTAGTTAAAATTTTTTATTCTTGAGCAGGTTGTTGTGCAGTTTGTGGGGCTCCTCCAGTTAAATCTTGTCCACGGTCAAGAGCAGTGTCAGAGAATGTTCCAGCTAACAATCGAAGTTCACCATTCATCATACCTTGAGTAATACCTTGAACCATGTCCATAGGCATAGGAAATTGGCTTGCACCACTGTAACACACTTGTCCTTCACAATCAATGAATTCAGCAACTTCTTCTGGGTCTTCAAAGATTCCACGAATATTTACAGTAGACATGCCGTTAGGATTGAGGACATATAAGTAATCCTCAATCATAAAGGCTTTGGCATTTTTACCAGTAAATTTATCTGCTGAAATGTAATTGGCCTCAAATGGTTTAATCATTTGGATACGGCCTAAACCCGATACATCACCTACATATGTAATGGCTTCTTCAAAGTTAAATCTTACTGTTCTTGGGATCTTTTTTATGCTTCTATAAGCTTGACATTTTAAATCGATGTTGCAACATTTTGATAAATCAACTTGTTTAAGTTGCACACACTTTAAATCTTGCTCTAAGTGACGAGTTACAAGACCATTTCTTGCATAGTCTCTACGTATAAATACAGCACGATAGTGCTTAACGTTAAATTTGATTTGGCTCAAGGATATTACCTCATCCTGTGAGCTACGTCCACCTCTAAATAGATTTAAAAGGTTAAATGAAATTTCATCTAAAGTCATCTTTCTGTATTTTATCTAACATTGCTTTGTAAATATCCTTCAAGTCCTTCGTCGTGATTCCAAATGAATGCCTGAGCTGCCCTGAGTGATTGGTATCCCATCTTCTTATGCCATTCATCTAATGCACATATTGAAGGAAGGAATCTCACCTTAACACCTCGGTATTCGTTTACCTGTTCTTTGTGGTAATGCCCACAATGAGCTTCTCTAAACTCAGTTGTTGCAAACATTTCCGGTTGCTCGGTAGCCATTATTAGTGGCATATCAGCAGGTTTTTCGTTATCTCCGTGGGTAAACATAATCATGTTTTTCCCGTACTTGTAATATTTTCTAGGCATTGTAGAGTTATCTACAGTCACACTTGGGTCGTTTCGGTACCACCCGGCCAGGACATCCCCAGCATAAAACATTCTCTCATAATCATGGTTTCCTGATACAACAATAATATCAACGGGAGCCACATCTTTCAAGAAATCTACTGCTCTAACTATTAGAGTCCAGTATCCTTTAAATGATTCTTTCCACCCTACAGTATCGTGTTGAGGGGTACCCTTTGTTGTAGCCATTCTCATGCCGTCTGTATTCATTCCATCGTTTCCGATTGGGAGAAGAATCTTTTCGATATTTATCCCTCGACCTTTGTTAACTAAGTCCTCAATTGTATCAAGGAATTGTTTCTCCATTTCTTCTAGGGTAATATCTGTTAACTTTCCATAGTGAATGTCGGGGAGAGAAATCTCTAAAGTTGATTTTACTTTGTAGTCATGCCCTCTCCCTTTAGTTATTACTCTAGCTTTAGGGCTATAACTAGCAGCAAATTCTTCAATGTCTTTTTGAATCTCTTCTGCTGACCTATCATTTTTGGTAACTACAGAGAACCGTTGTTCTCCCTTCATGTTTTGCCAGTATTTAACGGAATTGACCATTGAGTGATCAATCCCGTTTTTATCTAAATACTGTTCAAATTCTGTAATAACATTGTCAGAATCGTTAGATACTTCAACTGTTACAACTTTTCTATTAACTTCTCTACTCTTTGCCCTTGCAATTTTTAATGCTGCACTGGCATCGTGTAAACTAACTTTAAATTTTCTAGCTACTAAAGCAGGTCCTTTCTTTAAGAACCATGGCCTGGCCGTTAATGTCTGGGTTAGTTCTAGTAGAGTCATTATGCTACATATAATCTTATTTTAAATACAAGTCCATACACAGGAATATGAGATCCTGCTCCATCACTGACTGGGTTAATTGTAAATTTATAATCTACTACTTCTGCAGCCCATTGTGTGATTCCAGCAGTATAGGTGCTGTTCATTTCAGATATTAAAGTTGAGTCAATAATGCTTGCTAAAGACACTCTAATGTCTCTTGTAGCAGCATAAGGACTATTTGCAGGAAGTTCAGTCCCCATAGCTACGTAAGTTTCATTATATATACTTGGTATATTAGTATTGAAACCTGTAGGAACCTTTAAGTTGCTTAGTCTTAGGTTTGAACCTGCAATAACACCTGATTTATTTATCCAAAAGTTTGTAGACAATGGTTGTTCAAGCTCTTGACGAATATTTTCTAGTAGCTGGTCGGTAGTAGTATAGTACGGCATTATATTAATTTATTAGTTTTGAAATCATTTCAAGTTGCTCTGCATTAAGGTCTTCTGGAAGAATTTTCTCATTAATCATCTTAAGTTCAAGAGTAACTTCTTCGTCAAGTTTTGCTTGCACTTCTGCTAACTGTGCTTTACGGCTTTCTACCAGTTCAGCATTTTCTTCTTCTAACTGTTTTAGGCCAGCTTCGTTTTCTTCTTTTATAAGTTGTTGAGCTTTCATTGAAAGTTCAATAAACTCTTGAGAAGGTGTTGCCATTGCTTCTAACTCATCTAATTGTTCTCTAATAACTTTAGAGTTGATTAAATTGATAGTAGCATACTTAACATTTTTAACATCTTTAGTTTCGTTAAAAACTTGAAACATGTTTAAAAATTCTCTTTTTGTCCCAGTGATGTTCACACCGTTTCCTTTTGCTTGTAACATATAACTATTTGTATTGGTTTATTATTTATTCTGCTGTAGCATACACTCTGATCCATGCATCTACACCGTTAATTTGTACTTTAATTGCTCCAGTTTTAGCTGCAGCTGATGCAGTTGAACTAGATAAAGAGTTAGCTGATGCTGCACCAACAGTTCCTTGGAAATTAGTAAAAGCTATTGTTGTTGAAGCAGCTGTTTGGATTACTTTACCTGCAGTTCCTGAAGTGGTGTTTCCAGGAGTAAGATTAATACTTCCTGCAGTACCACTTGTAGAGTCTCCTGCTACAAGATTAATTCCACCTGCAGACCCACTGTCTGCATTTCCTCCTCCTAATGTTATTTGACCACCTGCTCCAGATCCTGTAACTACGCCTCCACCTGCAATGTTTACTTGACCTCCTGCACCTGTAGTGTTTCCAGTTCCAGCATATAACCAAAGTGTGCTTCCTGCTACACCTGCAGCAGTTGAATTTGCACCTTGAATTACAAAAAATCCTGGAGTTGCAGAACTTCCCATCGAAATGTATTGATTAACATTTCCGTTAAGTGCAATGCTATTGTTTACGTTAAGATCGTAAGTGTAGAAAGCTGTTGGAGTAGAGCTACCTACGAATACTCTTCCTGATGAATCTACTTTGATACCTTCATTGTTTCCATCCCCACTAATCCAACCTGTTCCGTAAATGTTATAAGTTGAAGCATTTAAGTTAGCAGTTAGGGTGCTTAAGTTAGCGGCAATTGTAATAGTACCAATACCGTTGGTAATTGTAACATTTGCTCCTGCAGTTAAGTTAGCAAGAACTGGAGATAAGCCTGTACGACCGATTGGAATCTGACCGTCAGTTGCAACTCCTAATGCTGTTAGAGCTGAAGTTCCGTTACCCACATACAAGCTGTTGCTTGTTAAAGTAGCTAGGCCGGTACCACCGTTAGCGACAGGCAGTGTTCCTGTTACTTGACTGGTTAAACTTATTGTCCCAGATAAAAACTGAGATGTAGCATTATTACAAAGAGCTAAGTTGATGTTTGCAGGGTTAACCTGAAGAGTAATGTTATCACTTGCAGTAGCAACTGTTAGCAAACTATCTAGAGACTTTATCCCTTTAAAGTTTAGATTGTTTTTAGTTGTTACACTTATAAACAAAGCCTCACTACCAGTTCCTACTGTAGTTACTGTAGGAAACAAGTCTTGAATTAAAAACTTGTAGTTAGTTGGAACAGTTGAGTTAGCTATTAATAAGTAATCGGTTGCTCCGATACTTGTTTTAGCTAATGCTGGTAATGAGGTAATAGTTGCCATTTCTTTATTATAAGTTTATGTTTCCACCGTTTTCTAGTGTAATTTCAGTTACACCATCTTCAGCAAATAGTCTATATGTAGTAGCTGCTGCAGTAGTAGCAGGTACAAGGGTTGAGGTAATACAGTCTTTGCAAAATCTTGAGGCAAAATTTACAAAACTTTGCAAATGCCCAGCAGAAGTAAGAGTTGTTTCAGAAAAATCTAATTGAACCATTCCTGGAAAAGCAGTTTCGTCAAATATACAGTCAAGGCCTATATCTGATCTATTCCCCAAAAGATAAATAATTAACTCTAACTTCAATAAATCAGAGTTACTGTATTTCATTCCTCCAACAAGTCTATTATGATACACAGTACCTTTAGTATCTAAGCAAGTTTTATAAGAACTTAGCAGAGTTGTAAAGGGTGTATTATTAATTGAGTTAGGAATGTATCCCATTTTATATATTTTTAGCAGCCACAGCCACAAGTTTCATCACAGAAACTTTTAGCAGTTTTGTACTTATTAATTGCATCGGTAATGTTGCTATTTATCACAGCATATTTTGCTGATTCTGATAACAAATGAATTTTTTCAGCTTTTCTCAAGTCGTCATCACATTTACTGCAATTGCATGCACAGTCTATTGACGTCTGCAATAGATTTGCAACACAGCAGTCAAGTTCACAAGTTCCAATTAAGTATGCTCTAGGAGTGTTTACATCTCCTATATCTTCTAACACTGTTAAAACACCACTTAAAGAAATCATGCTAGATGTAACAGTCCAAGTGTTGCCTACTACTCCTCCTGCAATACTTGCATAGATAGTTGCTCCAGATACTTCGTTAGTTAAAAGATCTGCGGCACCAGGAGCTGATGAATACACCAATGTTAGTGTTTTGCAATCTGCTGATAATGTGGAGCTGGTTAAAGTAGCCATTGGAGATTAATTTAAGTGTAAAGATAATAAAAAGTAGGGGATTGCTCCCCCACTTTTTAGATTTAGTTTAAGATTATACAGTCTGTAATACAAAGTCAGCAATTTGCTGCTCATCAACTCCAGCTGCAATACCAAGTGCAGTACCAATAGTTCCAAGTGCGGCCAAAGCAGTAGAAGAAGTTCCTACGAAAATCTTCAATGTGTTGATTTCACCTGCACGAGCAATACCTGTAGAAGCTGGCCAATCATGCTTGTACTGAATTTCAATCATATCGTACTTGTATCCAGGTTGAGCATAGTCAACTTGAGCTACAGGGAAATACATACGGTTGAAGTTACCATAACGAGCACGTTGTGATTTCTCTGCAGAAATTACTTGAGTGTAGTTAGTAGCAGGAGTAGTACGAGAAGGAGTAACAGTTCCAGCTGCTCCAGTTCCATCAGAATTCTGAACAACTACATCAAATTCAACACCTACGTGACGAGCAGTCATAACTAAAGTAGTAGTACCACTTGTAGCAAAGATTGAATTTAAAGTTGGATTAGCAGCAATTGCATTTTTTACAAAAGTAACAGCAAGAGTAGGAGTAGCAGTAGAAACTACTGGAATCTCTACGTTGAAGATCTGACGACCAGCAGCAAAGTTACCAACCAATGGGAATACTTTTCCAGCTCCTGTAGTATCTAAGTTAAGATTACTAGGATTTGCAAAAGCCTCATAATTGGTAGGAGCAGTACGAAGTGCAATACGAACCATTACGTTCTTAGTTGTACCCATTGCTGGGGTACCTGCAGGATCCCAAGTTATAACTGCATTTGATTGAGCATCAAGTGCAAAACCGTTGTAGTTAATACGAACGATGTTAGCAACATCGATGATCGGGGTAGAGATAATATTACCCAATGTTTGCTGAGTAAATTGAACTCTTGTTACTGCAGTAGTAGCAAGGTCTGTTGCAAAGTAATCAGCTGTATCTACATTGTAGATTCCCATTTTAGTAGCATTTGCTGTAGCAGCAGAAGTGTTGAAAGCAACACCAGCAGCCAATAGGGCTGTGTCATGTACTACGAACACTTGAGATAGATTAGTCGGTGCCATTTTAATTTAGTTTTAGGCGTTTAACACATTATTTAATTATTCACTCTCCAATGTTTCCATTGATTGAGTTTGATACCTTGGGTCTTGAATACCTTCTAGTATGCTTTTTATAGTCATTTCAATTATTTCGTGATGAGTGTGAACAGCTAGCTCACATCCAATTCCTTTTGTAATTGAAATTTCTAAAGGTTTCCGAATATACTTAATTGTAACTTTCGGAACTACAAATTCGTTATCGGTGTAAACATCGATATAATTTCCTTCTATTGTATATGTTGGCTCTTTGTACCAAGCTTTATTAAATGGATCATCCATCATATACAGAATATCATCATGTTGGCCAAATGAGGCCAGTGAAGTCATTTGTTTAGACCCGTCAGACTTTCGAGTTGTTTTAGCAGCTACTTCGATTTCATTGCTAAAAACAGGTGGTAGTTGACCAGCCATATTTCCATTTGATGGCATCCATGTTAAACTAACATAGTTAGGTCCGTACCAAATTGGATCTCCAGTGTAATCTGCATACTTAATCAAATACAAATGATTGCTATCAGCTTGTATAGGATCTTGAGTGGTAATCCCGTAGTTTACAACTTCAGCAGATGTTGCAGGCAAAATTCCAAAATTATAATTATTGTTGTTAATTAATAAATCTGGGGTAATTTCCTGCCCTAAAGGTAGGTTAGTTATAATTTCATAAGTTCCTACTGAATTTCTTCTAGAAATAGCAGTTAAAACGTACCCAGGTGCAGGTGGAGTTAAATCTATTTTTATTGCTTTTGTAACAGTTTCTTCCGATACAATTGCAACAGCTCCTCCACATCCGTATTGAACAAGTGTTCTTACTGATATAAGAAACAGATAGTCTAGTGGAAGGGTATACCTATCCACATAGACATCTGAATAATTTGAAGTATAAACTACTCCTTGGCTATCAGTAGAGTTTGAATGTTCTACTAATAGTGTGCGAAGATCGTCTATTCTTTTTTGAGACTGCTCGAAACCTTTACCAATACGGTTAGACGTAGGGCTAAATCTTTGCTTGATAAATCTCATCATAGCAAGGTTCAACTCATGGTCTATCTCCTGAGGTAACAAGTTGTCAACCTGGAAGGATGCAATTTTTTGCACCCCTTGGTTGACAGCTATATGCATTTCGTTAACAGTCATCGACTAGTTAGGTTTTGGTTAAGATACTTCTTTCAATCTTGCTTTCATTACATTAACTTGCCCAGAGTTTTTCTTGTTTTTGAAGTATGTGATTGTGTCTTTCATGTCTTCTCCAATTGTTTCGTCCCCAAAAATAATTTGGTTACCAATTTTACGAAGAACAGAAGCTTCAACCATTTCTTCAATTTCTGCTTGGATCTCAAGGTTTGGATCTTTGCAGTATTTCAAGAATCGTTCTGGGTTAGAATTTTTGTAATCATACAAGTTATTTTCTAATTCCAGTTCTGCCATTCTGTTAGGATCTGTGTTTAATAACACTCGTGCTAACACTTTCATTTTGTCAAGATCACTAGATACTTTGATAAACTCTCTATCAGCATCTTTTCTTACTTGAACCTTTTCGTTACGTTTCAACAAATCTTTTTCTGGATCGTAAATGTAAAACCTTTTACCGGTTTGTTCTTTCATCTCCTCTTCGTTGATTGCAACTTGACGGTGTTTTAAAGCCCATTTGTAGATAATGTATTCCATTCTCTCTTCAGGTTCTCCGTCTTCATCTACAGTAATGTTCAATTCAACCCCTTCAAATGGGACCTTAACACTAAGGCTTGCCCAAAAGTCTTTGGTTTTTTCTGGCCATTTCTCATGTCCAGGTGGTACATCAATAATTCCTTTTAGAAGTTTTGCTTCTTCTGTGTCAGTCAATCCTCTGAGTGGCTGACGGTCCACAAAAAGTGAACCTAATTTGATCTTTGCTCCTGCTCTGATCTCTTTTGGGAGGTGATTTAACACTTCCTTTCTTCTCAAAATAACTTTTCTCATTTTATAGTTCTTTTTTCTTTATCGTTAGGGGAAAGAATAACCTAACATGTTTTTATATAAGATAAAAAGGAGCAGGCAGAACCTGCCCCTTTTTTAGTGCAAACCAACACAAATTACGATGCTACACATTGTAGATCTAAGCTGGTATCGAAACGACGAAGTAAGATACCTGCAGTCTTCAACATGTGAACAGAAGCACCGTCAATATCACTTGCACGTGCATCAGTTCCAGTGAATCCTTTCGGAACAACTGAACCTGCAACACACCAACGAAGTAACTCACGACCTTTCTTGTTGATCATTTGAAGGTTGTTTTCACCATCATAAGTAGATTGGTCAACAAATACCATACGGTAAGACTCCATAGGAAGACCAGAAACTGGATGCTTCTTAGAAGCTTGAGCAACTGGACCGTGATCAAACAAGTGAGATTTAACTACGTTCACAGAATAACCATCAACGTGGTCATAGCTAGTGAAGTAACCAGTGATTCCCAAATTACGACCTGATCCAGTGATGAATTTAGGTTGAGTAGTTTGTAAGAATGGGCTACCAGAGTAGTATGTACGAAGAGCTTTGTCAAACTCACGAGCTCCACCGATACCAGTGTAAAGGGTAACTTGCTTGTCTGTAGCATCAGTCATACCATAGAACAAATCTCCAATTGTTTCTTCAAGTTTAGTTTGAGTCAACGTAGAGTAAGTGTCTTTGTTGATGATTTGCTCAAGAAGACCAGGACCTGAAACAACTGGTTGGCCATTCTCATCCAACATGGTAGAAGCACCATTTGCATCGTGAGTTTTAGCTCCGTACCAGTAGTACATTTCACACTCTTCTTTGAACTTCAACATGTGACGGTACTCTTCGTAATCCATCCACAACTTAGTTTTGCTACCTTCTTTCAAAGGAAGTTCGAATTGTGCAACATAATCTTTAGCATTTCCAGAGAAGTGGTAAGATTTACGGATAGTTCCAATCTTAGAACGAACTAAACCTGGAGCAGTCCAGTTAGAAGCATTTCCACGAGAGAAATCGATACCTACGTTAGCATACAATTGACCCCAAAGAGCACCAGCAGCAATATCTCCACCAGCTGATGCAGACAATGCAGCAGTTTGATCAGGTGAAACACATTTCAAAGTGTATCTCCAACCAGCTCCATCAGGAACAGGCTCATCCATGATACGTGCCAACACACCTGATTGAGAAACCAATGTGTAAGGGAATACGAACCATTTGTCTGGGAAAGTTAATTGAAACGGTGCACCAGATGCTCCAGTACCGACATTAGCAATAACTGGACGAACATTAATTTCGTGTGTTTTAACACGGTACTCATACTCAAAACGATCGATAGATTTAGTGTTTCCAACACCTTCTGTTAAGAAAGACAATGGGAACTTTTTCTCTTCACGACCTGCTAAGTGAGTAATAATAGGAGATAACTCCTCTGGACGTTCCATAAGTGCATTAACCAACGAGTTAGTGTCGGTCATTTGTGCATCGTTATAGTACGTTTTTAATACTTGCATTACTGACATGATTCTTAGTTTTTAAAGTTAATTTGCGTTTTATTCAAACAGCCTCTTTATATCCAGGTTATCTGGGTTAAATTTCTTATTTCCTCCTTTTTCTACTTTGCCCATGTTCTTCACACGTTCTTGGTGTCCTTGGATTCTATCTCTTAGACCTTTAGCACTAACTGTTTTAGCTTTAGTGTTAATTATGTCTTCAAGTTTCAAACCCTTGTACATTAAGTAGTCCAAGGCTAATTTTACATCTATATTAGATTGAGCATAGTCCATATCTCTTTTTGTTTGGCCATTTTTGTTAGCTGGTGCAGAGATGTAGTCGAAGAATTTTGCTTTTTCACGATCAGGAATTCTGATACCAGCAAATTCATTTCCACTATCTATACGGCCAGCTACGTCCTCCCAAAATTCTTGTTGACGTTGTGCTTCTAATTGTTGTTGTTGACGTTGTTGTTGAACTAGTTCTCCTCTTTCTCTTTCTTGAATAGCCCCTAATTGCTTTTTAGCATGTTGGGCTTTATCGTAAAGTTTTCCAGAGTCTTCAAACTCTTCAAGCATCTCTTTGATAAACTCATTGTCATGGCCTTTGCTTTTGAAAAACTCTGCTACAATTCCTTTTTGAGTTCTTGTATCACTTGCATCAATTTCAATTCTGTTGAAATCTAATGCAGGATTGTAAGCATCGAAGAATTTTTCAGGATCCCCACCAGCCATTACAAAATCAAGATGTTTTTGTACTAGTGGGAACTGCTCAAATAATTCTTGCAGTTGTTCCTCGGCAATGTTCTGAGCAATGTCTTTTGTGAATTCAATTAAGCCTTCCTCTGTGTCTGCATATTCAGCATCCAATTCGTAGCCTAAAGCTTTTGCAATTGTATCTGCTACAGACCCAATAGAGTCGTCTTCATCTTCATCATCAAAATCACCTTCGTCATCGTTATCGTCATTTACTGACTTATACTTTTGTCCAGGTTCATCATCAGAGTCATCATCATCAGGAAGATTTGGATCTTCATCCTCGTCCTCCTCAGGATCGTCTTCTAAATTGTCAATGTTTTTATCAGAATCCTCTTTAGGATCTGAGGGTGTCAGTCCGTCTCCTATCATGTCGTCGAAAGAGATGTCTGAGAAGTTAAGTTTTTGTTCTGGTTTACTCATATAACAAAGGTATTGGTTTACTTTTAATCTTAAAGTATAAATTTATCTTTTATACTTTTACTTATTGTATAGCACTTGCTATAATTTTAGCTTAGCAAATTTTGAAGAAACTTTTGATTTAAGTCCTCCTTTTTTGAAGTAATAGTCAGCATTTACACCATTAGTATTACCTGAGAATCTGTTAACTCCAGGGTCTTGCCAAGATTGTTCTGATCTTGGACCAGTTGTAGAGTTTGCATTAAGCATGTTTTTATTCATCCCTCCTTCTGCATATCCAGCAGAAGTTTTTCTTTTAAATGGTTCCTCTGGTTTAGGGGCTCCTTTAATAAATCCTTTCAAGCTTCTTCTAGTTTTAGTCTCAACACTGTTATAGTCTCCCTCATCGTACATGTCTTGTTTAATGACATAGTTTTGGTCACTACTTTTAGTTCTAGTGCTAAGTTCTTTAGTACGTTTTCCAGGATCTTCAAAACCACCCATAGCTTTTTTCTCCCTCTCTATTTCTTCTTGTGCTTTTTTTAATTTTGCTTTTTGTTTATCTTTTAACTGTTGCTCGTATTGTTCTTGAGCAGTTTTTTCTGTTTCCACTTGAGTCATTTCTTTTTGTAGGCTAGCATCACTTTTTGTTTTTAATCCTCTTTCACTTTCAACAATCTGAAGAGGTTCTTGCACATTAGAATATATTTTAGCTTTAGGATTATATTTTACAGATTTGCTTCCCCCTTTTGAACTAAAAAATTCATTTTCCTCTTCAGGAGTCATCCAGTCTCTAGTTAAAGTAGATCCTACTAGTTCTTGTTTAACAACATTTCCATTTTTATCACGAATTGTTTTGTGGACATAGGCAACACCTCCACCATTACCTGTTTGCTGCAGTGTATAAGATTCTTGTGGAAGTTGGCTTTCAATTTTAACAGGGGCAGATTTTGATTCAATTGGTTTCATTCCAATAGGTTCCATTGGTTCCCCAGCTGTTTCAAGAACATGGTGTTCCTGTGGGGCTGGGTAATATCCTATAGGATACCCCATTGGGTCATAATTTATATTACTATTAGCAACATTTTTATAAAAATCATCATGCCAATTTGGTCCGTAACTACCTTTGTTAAAGTAACTTTGCACATAAACTTCTCCTGGAGTTTTACTTGGCCAAACTAGTCCACCATTGGTAGGTTTAATTTCTTTTCCAGTAGCACTATTTACTGGTTTTTTTCTATTTTCTTTGGTTGTTGTTCCTGCAATAGCTATTTTTTTTTGAAAATCTTCTAATATTTCAGGAGGCATTACTACTGGTTTACTTCGTATCTGTGGATAAATTTTTAAATAGTTTATAAGGTCTTTTGATGCCTGGTGGGCAAATGAACTATCTGCCTCTGCACCACTTGCTATTTGAAATTCTCTAGGATCAGTATGGTAAACAATCCTAGGGTTAGTTACAAAGTAATTAGGAGGAAAAGCTTGATTAGTAGATTTTTTAGCAGGTTCTTTCTTTTTAGATGGTCCTCCATTTTCATATTTGTATCCACCATAACGAGCTGCTTGAGGAAGACCGTAATCTTCTGTGTTTGTTTTGTTTTCTGCTACAGCATTGTGAGTAATTAGAAATCTTTTAACTGCGTCTCTTTTAGCTTGATTGTATTGTTCAAGTTCATCACCAGTAAGATCTTCAATATTTTTTCCATTTACAAATTTAGAAGATCCTGTAGGATAACCAATAGCTTGATAGAATCTTGTCATTTGCCCTTCTTCTGCACTTTCTTTATTAAAAAGCCCAGATTTACCTTTAGTTCTACCTGATTCTAAAATATCATACATTTCATCTTCAGTGTAGTTTTTTGTAGCATCTAAATTAAGGGCTTTTCTAGCAGTTTGTAGACTGGTGTAATATTCTTCTGGGTCTGCATAATAAGCTCCCATGCTTTTATCGACATCTTTGTATCCCATGCTATTTACTAAATCTGGAGTAATAGTGTTTCCAAGTATTTCCATACCTGCAGCATGAGTGTTATTAGGAATTTGTCCAGCTATGTTTGAACCAATATGGTTAAGTTCCTCATAAGCTACATAAGGCCTTGCTCCTTCTAGCCCTCTATAATACACAGAATTTGTATTTAAATAATCTTTTTCTCCAGCTTCATTTATTGTTTTCATGTACCCTTTTTCTAATTTAGGAGAAGAGTAAGGATTGTTTTTTAAAGCTTCGTCTGCAGCATCTTGGATATTACCTGTTTGAATATTATCAAAAAGAGCAGGTGTAGCAGCAGTTGCTAAACTAGGTGCTTTTCCACCAAGGTAGTTTGTTTTATTATAAGCTTCTTCTGTAAAATATTGAGCTGGTGCAGAGTTCCTAAACGTATTTAAAAATACATTTGATGTGTCTGTAAATTGTGGAAGTTGTTTTCTTTTTTCAAACCAATCATTTCCCCAAGATCTAGCTTCAGAGTCAGCTTTGTCAAAAACTTCTTTATTAGCTTTATAATATTCTGGAAAAAATTGATCTTTTGCTGGGCCTCCTGTAGTTGTAATTGGATTTTCAGGATCTATTAAATTTTGCAGATCAAGATTTGCAGGACCACCTACAGCAAACTTACGGGTAACATTTGCTTTAAGGCTTTTTGCCTTAGCTATTGCTGTATTTTTTGATAATTTCTTAGCCATGTTATCTTCTTTTTTTAAGTAGTTTTTTACCACCAGTAGCAAATTTAAATGATTGTTTAGCTTCGTTTTCTCTTCTTCTTTTTAATTGAATATTTTGTATGGCTGTTTCTTTTTGTTCATTTCTAAGTTTTTCAACTTCTTGAGTAGCATCATACATATCGTGATAAATCATGTGATCTGGGTCTTTATCTCTAGGATCGTAATCTATTCTACTAGACATATCGTTATTGTCAAACTTTTTTTGATCTGCATCATTAAGCCAATCTTTAGCTAAAGATGGTCCTACTACTTTTTGAGTGTATGTTCCATCATCATTATAGGTTCTTCCATGAATTACTCCAACTCCTGGGTTTCCACTAGGCATTAAAAAATATTCTGTTTTAGGTTTTGCAGGATAGGGGTTTGACATTCTTGGTATATTTTGCAATTGTGGTTGCAAGTCTATTTTTGGAACAGGTAGTAATCCAGGCTCTTTCATTTTAGGTTGAGGTACTGGATTTTTTAAATCTTGAATACCTTGTTTAACACTTGCTTTATTTTTATAAGGAGTCCCACTTCCTCCGTATTGCTGAAGTCTTTTTAATTTTTCTGCATCTGAAAGGTCTTTCCACGGAGTTACTGCAAGCTTGTCATAACTAACAACTTCTGCAGCATCTCCATCTAGATATACTGTATATTTTTGAGGCAAGATTCTATCATCATATCTTGATCTAGGAGCGTTTGGATTTAAAACTCCTGTAGTTAATTCTCTTTGCTCAAATCTGTGATTTCCTGGTGTATAATTTGTATATTCATCGTAAGACATGCTACTATTAGGGTATCTTTTGTAATCTTCTCTAGTATTTTTAAGTTTTGTAAATATATCGTTTATATTACCAAGTGGTGGTTGTCCTTCATACAGTGTTGAAATTTCTGCAGGGCTTAGAGATCTATATCCATCTTTTATGTAAAAATTATGTACTTCATTAGCTCTATCAGCTACATAACTTGAATCAGCTGCAGTAGCTATGTTTGCTTTTTTAAGTGGGTCACCTTCTAGCCCTCCTGTTTCAAATTTAAAATGAGTTTTTCTTAGTTCAGGATTAGACAGCATTTCTATTGTACCTGTACCTGTATTTGTAGGTGATGGTGAAGGCGGTGAAAAATAATCTGAAAATGTTTGACTAATTCCTGCTATTTTATTTGCTAAATCAATGTTTTTTAAAACTTTTACAGCTTTATTTCCAAGTCTTAATCCCGTTGCAACTTTTCCCCCTAAGACTGGGATAGCACTCATCATGTTTAAATAATCATCATAACTACCTTTTCCTTCTTTTACATTTTTATATCCTAAAGCAGCATCATTCCATGAAGATATTCCCGTTGGGTCAATTAATTCTATACCGTCTTCTATAGGGCTATCCCAATCTGCTGAAAGATCTCCCCCAATCCTTCCTGAAGGCATTTGTTTTGGGTAAAATTTACCGTTAGTGCTTAAACCTTTTTTTAAATAATCTATTTTAGAATTTTCTACAGTTGGGCCAGGATTTAAAAATGGGGGCCTAAATCCGGGATCTGGGTTATCTTCTCCCCATGTAGGAACTGGAGCATTTCTTTTAGCTACAATTTCAACAGTAGGTAAAGTATATGATGGAGGATCTTTTTTCATCCCCCCTACTGCATACTTTAATCCCCCAAATACATATTTTTTAGGATTTACCATTGTAAGGTCAGGGTGTTCTATTGTTGCATTGTGTGCAATAGACCCACGTTGTTCCTTAGAGAAAGGAAAGTGAGAGCTAAATTTATTATACTGGTCTTCTGTAAACTTTTCTACAAATCCTCCTGTAGCCATTAGCACTTGCCCACCTGAAGATCCTTTTGCATTAGTTGCCATCCCAACAGGTTGTTGTTGAGTTGAATCTACTAAGTTAGGATTAGCTGGAGGTTGTGGACCTGGAAGACTTTGACCTTGAAGCCCCGGAGGTGGTCCTGCAGGAGCTTGGGGCATTTCCTGTGGAAGAGGTTGTTGCCCAGGAGGCATCATCCCAGCTTGTTGTGCAGCCATGTCAGACATTTGCTGACCTTGTTGTTGTTGCTGTTGCTGTTGGTATTCCCCAATTATATCTTTACCTTGCTCGTAAGCAGTAAACACATCCAAGATACTTCCTGGAAAGCCTGATTGACGAGCCTTAGATAAAAGCTCTCTTCGAGTTTGGTTATCCAACATAATTTAAAAGTTTAAGACAAGAACTTAAGCTTGTATTTAGCAGAGTTCAATGTAGTTTTTACATTGTCTAATTCGTTATTAATTTCAGAAAAAGTGTTAATATCTTGGATATCAGAAACTTTATCATGAAGCTCATCAATATACACAAGTGCCTCTTTAACACTTGACATTGCAGGTGCACATACGTATGAAGGCATATCTGCAGGATATTTTGGAATTTCCCCAGTAGCTCCTTGATAGCTTTCAGCAATTCCGTCTGCCAGGTCAGGAAGAGCATCATATAATTCGTTTAATGCTTTGTGTGCTGCATAACTTCCAGGGCCTGTTACAGTCAAATGAAGAATGTGAAACTTAAGTGCTGCATCTAGCATCTCCACAACTAAGCCTGGAATGCTTGATTTCTTTTTTGAATCTTTTAGTTTGTCAAGGTATCCCATTATTGTGGAGTATTATTTATGGTTTGTGATTTAGCATCAATTGCTTTTTCTTTGATTGCTAAATCTTGTTGTTTAAGTTGGAAGTCTTGCATCATTTTTTGAAGATTAGCTGATGCATTTTTCTCTGCAGATTCTGCTTGAATAAGAGCAATTTCAATTTGAGTTTGACGATCTTTTTCTTTATCCATTTCCTCCATTTCCATGGCCTGTTGTTTAAGTTGTTGATCTTGCTGTTTAGCTTGCTGTTCTGCTTGTTGTTGAGCTTGTTGCAATTGCTCTTGAGCTTTTTCAGCTTGTACGATTTTGTCTTTAATCTGACTTAAGCTGTCTGATTCAAACATAGATATAGCTGCAGAAAGTGGGAGACCATTTTGAACAGCTGCTTGAGCTAGTCCTTCTATCTTTTGCTTCTTCTCAAGATCTTTACCTGCATCAGTTACAAAGATTCCGTACTCAGTTTCCATGTGAGTCATAGGATCTACGTCTACGTTAGCTAGAGTATTGTCAGGCATAACGTACATTGCTTTCTTCCCTTTGGCCCAAGCTTCTTTAGAGTAATCAAGTAATCCACGTAATTCTCTTTCTTCAAAGTAACTAAATTTACGGAAGATATCTTCTGTAATGTGAGAAGATTGTACGATAGATTGTTGAGATGTAGATTTACCTTCGTAAGTTCCCATCTGCCCTTGACGTTGTCTAGTTACCCCACTTACCTTTTCCCACTCGACCATGATAGATTCAAGAAGTGTAAGATACTGAGAGATTGTCTTGATAGACATGTCAAGCACTGATTGGTGTTGAGGAGACAACTGAATTCCTTCTTTGTTGTAGTCAACCCAAGCAATACCAGTACCTTCTACATAGTACATAAACTTATCCATGTCCCAGTTCTTTGGGATCATGTTAATATCGAACTGTGCAATGATATCTTTTGATCTAGCTATAGCTAATTCAAGACGGTATTTATAAATGTTGTAATTTAGCTGGTATGGAATACCTAAAGTTACAAGAGATATGTTTTGTGAATTAATATCAGAATACTTTCTTCCGTTAATTGGAAGCTTACATATGGATGGATTGTCTAAGCTATTTCTTTGGTTTAGACATGGACGAATGTTGATGTAGAATCTTCTATCAATACGAGTTCCCTCCCATACTTCGTTTACCCACTCCCATTCTAATTTAGCTCCAGCTTCTTTTAACTCTGGGGTTAATTTGTACCCTTCTGCTACGTCAAATGTTTCTTCAGCTCCTGTTTCAGGGTCCATGTATGTAACAAAGCCAATTCTTTTACGAGATTTCCAATACACGTGTGCAACCTCAGTAAGACGGTTACGATAAATGTTGTCATCTGCTCCTGATGCTTCTGAACGATACAAAAGGTATGCTTCAGCCGAGGTGTGAGTTGGATTTTCTAATTCTAAGATTTGGTCATCTGATAAGAATTCCCCGTATACATCTACTACTGTAGAGGCATGTGCAAAACGTCTTAGAATTGCCCAGTCACCGTCTTCTACAAAGTCAATATCTGGATCTTTATCGTAGTCAATGTCCAATGGATTAACTACATCATAGAATGGTTCGTTACGACGTACACCTTTGTGAGAATAACATTCACCAGTTACTAAAAAGTGGAACCATTGCTTTTGTAACTTGTCATATATTTCATTAAAATACATGATATAGTTAAGGGCAGCCTGTCCACTGATTGCTCTTTGGTCTACGTAACTTCTGTTAAACTCTTCTTGAATTTGCTTTGGAAGTGGTGGCTCTTCTTGCCCTTCTGGCATTTCCATTTCACCTTGTCTAGCAAGTTCTTGAATGAAGTGTGATTTAACATTTTGAAGAAGAAGATTTTTAAGAGCCTCTTCTTTTAAACTTACAGAGTCTGCATTTTGAACTGTAACTGTGTATTCTAAAGGACGTTTAGATTTTTCTCCTAGCAATAAGTCAATAATTGGCTTAATGATAGGGTAGTTTCTCATTTTAGACGGAAAGTTCTTTCGAGTTTTTCCGTACGGCTTTAATACATAGTTGTAATCTTCTTCATCGATTACTCCATTGTAGTAGTCATACAGAGATTTAAGGTAGCTGCGACGTTCACTTATACCGAATTTGGATAAGTTGATGAATGCATCTACACAATCCTTTCTCCACTTGTCATCCTTCTGGGTGAGTGGAATTCGTTGTTTAGGTATATGGGCTTGTCCGTACATTAATACAAAATTAGGTTCGAAAAATCAGACAAGCTAAATTAATCCTTTTTTTCTTTACTTGTTATATTTATCCCACTTTATTCGTAGTTTTTATCAAACCAGTCATTGGTAGAATTGTCCCTATCGTCAAGTTTTAGCTCTTTATTGTACAACTCACGGGTGTGATACATACCAATCATCAAGGCCATGGCTCGGTCAAAGTTACCTTGACGGTTAAATTTAATAAGTTCTAACAAAAGAGCCGGGTCATAAATCTTATGCATGTTGAGGGTTACCTCCCCATCCTCGTTGGCCCCTCTACCACTAACTAACCAATCTCTGATGTACAATTCTCCTTGAGCTTTTCTCTGCTCGGTCATGTGCATACCGTACTGTCGTTTTACCGTTTTGCTTCTAAGCTCTCTTTTATCCAGCATTTCGAACTCTTCTTGCAATAAATGCATTTTTCGGAATCGTTTAGCATAGGCAATAACTTCTCCTCGGTCATTTTCAAAACCGATTTTAGCATTGTAGTATTCAGCCAGCATAAATAGATTTCTATTGTATTCATCTTGTGACTGCGGTCTTCCGACATACGAAGCCACAATAATATCATCAGGTTTAGAAACATTGTTCGGAACTTTGATAACATAAGCAGCACCCAAAGATGTAGCCGATGCAGATTTTCCTTGAGCATATGGGTCATGGCAAACTACGTATAAATTTTTTGGAATGTATTCTTCAACTTCAGTTCTGTATGGGGCTTCGTAAATTACAACTCCCCCAGTCAAGTTATCGTCTTTTCTGTGTGGGAATTTGACAATAGGTTTAAGGTTTCCGTCAGGTCTAAACTTAACTTTACCTGCAGAATCGTACAGCATTTCCCCAATTACTCCGATCTTCTCTAGACCGTTTGCAATTACACGATTGTACTGTTCTTTTAACGAAGCAGTGTCAAACGTATTTGCAGTAACTTGAAGGGTTGCCTCTTGTGGGGTAAACGGCATCTCGGCTATGTACTGGTCAAAAGCTTTTGGGTCGTTACCTTTCTTCTTCTTTTCTCTTTGAGATTCTTCGTAGGCCATTGCCTCGTCAATTAAACTGTTTCCGTCTTTATCAATGAAACCGTCTAAGTTTTTGTAGATTGGAACGAAGTAACCACACTGTGTACCCATGGCCCCAGCATCCCAATCGTTATCAAATGAAAGACAGTCATAAGCTTCGGGGTGATAGAACAATTCTTCCATACCTTCAAAGCCTGGCCCCTCTTCTCCACCTGTTCCAAAGGCAACCATTGTTCCTAAAGTCTTAGAACCTTGTCTCATTGTAGGCATGGCTATTTCCCAAGCTTTCAACAGTCCTGAGAATGAACCTGCCTCTTCAAAGAAGATAAGTTCACCTGCTTTACCACGGATTTTGTCTGGGTCATCTTTTAAGGATACCCCGATTATCTGTGATTTAAATCCAAGAGTTACATCGGCCCCGTTTACATTCTTTTTGTACCCAGACTGCTTGTGCATCTCTCGGTCAATCAAACGTGGTTGGGTCCAAGCTGTGTTATCGTCTACAAACGAGACAATGTCCCAAGCTTTAGATAGCATTCCATCTCCTGTTAAGTACTGCTTGTCAGAAGCAAATACAAAATTCTTAGAATTACGAATATGGAAGTAATTACGGCAGAGCATAGCTGCAGCCTTGTAGGAGAATCCTTTTCGACGGGCTTTAAGTACGACAAGATGCTTGTTGTCTCTACGTGCTTTATCCACCGAGCTGAAATACTCGTGGTCACCATCATAAAATGCTGGGAAACTTCGGTCACGTCGTGAAATAATTTCACCATCAGGTTGTTCTTCATCTATAATTCTATCTATTGGACAATAGTTTAAATAAAAATAGTGGAATCCAGAAATCTTTACCCCATTAACTTCATACCCGTGCATGCATCTGAACTGCTCTGTGTCCCAGTACTCATAGTACTGCTTTGTGCCAGGTAAAGCTGCAGTATAAAAGCCGTTCTCAATGTAATGGGCAGCGGCCGGAGCAAATAGGTGTGTGTCTTTAAGTTTACTCACTGTACTTGTTTGTTTTTACTCCAGCTCTGTTAGGATTATCTTTAGCTTGTTGTTTTTGTACTAGTTCTTCTAACCTGTCTAAGCCTTCTACAACTTCTCCAACCTTAGATAGGTTAGCAACTAAGTCTTTTGCTTGGTAAAGAAGTTTACCATTGGCATCCATAGCTGTTAAGTCAATGTTCTGAAAGTATTTTTCAAGCTTGTTTACTGAAGATCTAGCTGCTTTCAAGAGTTTTATCCCGTGGGTTTCACTTAGCTCTTGGTATTTCTTTACGGCCCCTGCTAATTTTGGATTGACTTTTACTTTTAAGTCTTCTTCTAGTTTTGTTTGACGTTCTTCGTCATCATAAGCTGCATAGCTGGACCTGTGATCAGCATAAAAGAAGACAAAGCTCAACTCTTTGATTGATAACTTCTCAAATTCTGGAATAGTTAAAGCATACACTGATGGTATGACTACATTATTATTTACCGTTAGCAAGTCTCTCATTTTTCTTTCTTGTTAGCTCATTTAAGTAAGCAATCCTTGTTTTCTTTGCATGAAATTTTCCAAAATACGGAAGTCTTACAGACTGAAAGTTACCCTCTTTTATGATTTTGGCCGTGTACTTAAACTGATGGTATATAATCTCTTCTATCTTGGCAAGTGGTAAGTTAAACTTGCTTGCAAGTTTTTGAATGATTATCTTTTCCTTCATTTTTTTAAGTTAAGTTTTTTTCCTTCTTCCCCAACTACATGTCTATCCCATCTTTGTGGGGTGTCTGGACAAGTGCTGGTAGCCCACTTAGCTTTTGTTTCTACAAAGCAGCCACATAAGCCACATTGTTTTTCATCCACTAAATGTGGGCAAGAGTTACAAGCTTGTAGCCTTTGCTCGTACTTTTGATTTGATACATGCTCTGCACCTGTGGCCACGTGTTTAGCAACTGCAGACATCAAGTTTTTTGCCATCTGAAATTTACTCGGTAGTTTGCTCATCTTCAAAAATTATTTCAAGTAATTCTACTTTACCTTTTCCGTTTTGCACAACCCCTAACCGTACAGAATCCATGTAGAAATAGGTAACTACTTTGCTACTGGTTACTATTGTTGGGATCATACTGGAATTACGTTAATTTGAACCTGTTCTTTCTTAAGTAGTGGAGATAACTCGTACCCGTTCTTTGTTTGAACTATGGCATTCTTATCTTTCAACCTTTTAACGTAATTGTTTAAAGTATTGTGGTCTTTGATTTCCATTACTTCTGCTACTTTCTTTTTGTTAGCAGGAGAGCACAGGTTTACAGTCTCACTATTGTCAATGAAACTAGCTAGAATTCTAAGTTCTGTGTCTGTTAATTCCAGTATCCCATTGAACACTTGTAAGAACTTTAACGTGTTGTCTGTTTTAATGTTAAACTTCCTCATCGTCTTCTTTAAGTTTGATTAATTGGATTTTTGCACGGCCATCCACGATGTGCACTTTGCAAGTTTTAGAGTAACTATTGAACTCTTCAAGATGTTCGTCAATATTTTCTCTTGTAACCAAGAAAGTAAGAAATACTTCAATCTCTTTAGTAGCTTGAAGTATATCTTTCTTTAATGATTGGAGATTTGGGGAAGCATCTCTAAGAGCATGATAGTCCTCTAGTGATAGAGTGACTGATCCGTTCATTACATTACCCCTAATACAGCCATTGACTCGTTAATCATAACATAGTCATTGCCATCAATTTCAATGATTACTCCGTCACTTGCTGGGTGAATGTATACAACATCTCCAGGTTTGCATTTGCAATCTGGTCCTGCAGCTAGTACAGGAAGTACGTTAGAACGAAGTGCAGATGCTGATTTTTCTGATAGGATGATACCTGCATCAGTTACTTTTTTGTCCGGCTTTGGGACTACCAACCAATCACGGGTTGGTTTAAAATTAAAATTTTCCATTTGTTATTAGTTTGCTTGATGCAAATATAACAAGGAATCTTATATAACCAAATCTTTTACTTAAAAACTGCAACTATAGTAGTGGCAATGAATAGAGAAGTAGTGAATACAAATACCCCTGTTGAAATCTTATAGGTACGTAAATCCTCTTTTGTGTTACCAAGCTCAAGGTTTAAGTTGTCGACATCTAGTTGCAAGGTCCCAATCTTTTCAAGGTTTATTTTATTTGAATCTACCGATTTAACATATGAGTTAGTCAATGTCTTGATAGCTAAGTCTTTATCAGCTAATCTTATTTCATAAGAATTAACATTTTGATTTAGTAGGAATTCACTTTTCTTACAAGCATCTAGGTTTACTAATGCCTTAAGTAGTAGCTCTTCTTGTTTAGTTGTAAAGAATACTCCAGCTTGGCTGTTGTAATTAATCCTTTGGGGAGTAAGTTGCCCATAGCTGATCACGTTCATCGTTATCAGCACTAGAAATACGACCAATGACTTCATCTCTGTCTTTTTTTATGTTAATGATTAGGTGTGCATTTGCAAGTATCTTGTATTTGTTGATACTATCGTGATAAGCTAAGCTATCTACAATGTGCATAGTCTGTATTGAGTCAATTTTGAGCTCATACAAATCTGATATTACTTTTAGTCTAGCATCTGCTTTTCTTTTAGCCTCTTTAATATCCTGTAGTTGGGAAACTACCCCAATTAGAATAGTAGCCAATACTGCACATGCTAAAAACGCTACTCCTTGCCAAGAAATTACTTTATCCTTCTGGTTCATTTGCTTTTGGTTTTCCAAATACTTTTGATACATTTTCTACTGCTGTAAATCCCATTCCTGCTCCCGATAAAATCAATAATCCATCATAAATAAACTCTGGACAAATGTAAATTGTAAATGTTGACACATATGCAATGATTAAGCATGTCAAAAGAGCTAGGAATGACCCAACTCTTTTGTAGCTTACATCTCCTTCAGCAGAAAACATTGATTTTACCCACTTTTTCATTAGAATTCTCTAAGTAAAGTGTAAGTAAATGCTTTTCTACCCGATGTCTTACAAGAGCTAATCAATGTTTTGAACTGTTCGGGGTCATCTAACACTTGACATCCTGCAGACCACTTATCTATAAATTTAGAAATAGCAGCTGAGTTAGCACGGTGTATGTTAATACCAAATAAACCGGTATCTTCTTTACCTTGCTCTTCTGCAGTATCATCTTTGTCACCATCACGGTATACAGTAACAGGCTTAGCTTGTACTAATGCCTCGTACTTACCTTGATGTAACCCTAATTTCCAACTGTCGACGTATTGTCCTGGCTTGAGGACTGCAGTTCCTTTAGGATTTAGTAAATTCTTTAACCAGTGAGTTCCAGGATTAGTAGTTCCTGAGTATACGTACATTATTGGGCCTTTAATCAAGTAAAAATAATCATCAAACTTGTTCTTTTCGTTGGCTTTAGATCTTACACCAATAACATGCATTGTTGGCCATTGATAGTTAAGCTCTTTGAACTTGTTTTCTAATTCTACGTAAGAATACTTTTTCATTCTGTTTGGTTTATAATTGTTACTCCTATTGCATTAGCTACACATTGGTTTATATAAGTATTATCTAATCCCCAAGCTGCAAACTCTTCTTCAGTTAGGGTGTACTCACCTCTAGATATTAAGTTATTTTCTTCTGAAATTAGTTCGTAATATGTTTTGCAAGTTACTGCATTAGTAGCAAAGTTCAAAACTGTCACAGTCATGTGGGTAGCAATACCTTGATTTAAAGGAAATATTACTGGCTCTATTTGTATCATGTTGTTTATTATATTGATGTAACTACCTCCCAACCTGCATTACCCCCAATTACAAGCTTACCTAAAGTGCTATCATAAATTAAAGCCCCTTTAACGTAAGCAGGTCGAGAACCTGTAGCGTATTGTTGAATGTTTACTCTAGCTCTTAAAATAGTATCTGTTATTGAAGTATTTCCAATTGTTGCTGTGTTAGATCCAGCACCTACTGCATTATAACCAATAACAATTTGATTATTTTGGCTATCTGCTAATGGGTAAGCATTTGCTCCAATAATTACAGATGTATTAAGAACTGTAGCTGCTGTTGCACCACCACTTATATACCTACCTGCTTGGTTTCCTATAACAACATTAGTTCCACCAGTAAGATTTGATAACAGGGCTTGAAATCCTATGGCTACATTTGATATACCAGAAGTATTTGATGAACCTGCTTGCCACCCAAAAAATGCATTGTTACTTCCTGTAGAGTTTTGCCCAGTGTAAGCTCCGTAAAATGAATTGCTACTTCCAGTTGCAGCGGCTCCTGAAAAATAACCCATATATACATTTTGTGTTGTAGTTACGCTAGATTGGCCAGCATATGTTCCAACAAATACGTTTTGCACCCCTCTTGTTGTATTTATCCCTGCTTGATGCCCAACAAATACATTAGAAGTGCCTGAAGTATGAGATTGTCCAGCAAGAGATCCTATAAATGTATTCTGAGATCCCGAAGTATTTCTTTGGCCGGCACCTGTACCAAAGAATAAATTGTTATTTGAGGATGAGTTTCTAAATTCGTTAACTACTGTTCCACCATTAGTTTGCCATGACATTGATGCTGTAGAAGTATTAATCTGTTTAACAGATAATACAATTGTCCCATCAAAGTCAGTAGTTGGTACAATGTTTAAAGCTGTTGTTGCTGTTGCTTTTATGCCAAATCCTCCAGAGGCTGTTAATCCAGCTAATGATTCACCAGCATAGTTAATAGTAAAATTTCCTAGGGTTCTTCCTGTAACAGTTATAGTAATTTGATAAAAAAACCCATTAGTTGCAGTAAGAGCAGAAGTCAATGCAACTACACTACCTGTAGTATGAGTATATCCTGTTGCAAAAGAAGTTCCTGCCCAGTTAGTTCCCGATGCTGTTGTTGCAAGTTCAGAACCTAATGGAGCAGAGTCCATATTAACAGTGTTCCTGAAGTTCATCGTATCTCGGAACATTGATGTACCATTGTCATCGAGCTTGAAGCCTGCGTCTGTTGTGGTGCCGATGAGGAAGTTACTTCCTGTATTTACATAACAAGCAGCTGTAGTACCTATATTAAAAATATTTGTATATGCTGAATTGTATACAGCAAATGCAGTTGCTGTTGAAAATCCTCTTATATATGAAACAGCACTTGCGTTGAATTTAATATACCCACTACTATTAATTACAGCTGCATTAGCACTTGCTGATGGTGTTAAATTAAGCAGGTTGTCTCCACTACTAACAAGATTCAAACGTTTGTTTGTATTGTCCCAACTAAACGCTGTGTTATCTTGAGCTATCGTTGTTCCATTGCTGAATAGAACACTACCACTTGTTAAAGCTGGCAATGTAAACTTTGCATTCCATGTAGCAGCCGAAGCAATCCTTGAATCAGCTAAAGTACCTAGCCAAGTTAATGTATGAGTTGTCCCTGAAGAAACTATTGATACGTTTGCATCATTTACAAATGTTTGGGCTGCTGCAGTTAAACTGTTTAATGCAGTCATCCCAGTTCCAGCCATAATACCTGACTGTTGAGTCACTGTTAAAATAGCTGATGGTGTTGCAGGATGTGGTGGTGTAGCGGCTTCCGCAAATATCTCAACGTGAATATTCGACACAGCCCACATTAATTCGTAGTAGTCCCCAGCTACAACGTCCAAGACATAGTTCCAAGCTGCTATTACTGGAGAGGCACTTGCCGATCCTGTTAACACAACCTTACCCGTAGTAGACGGAATGTCAACTCCGTTTTTTCTTAACCATATATCGGCAGTCATATTTCCGCTTCCTCCATTCTTCTCTAGTTGTAAAGAGAATTGGATATTGTATATGCCTGTATTTGCAATAGTTATTCTAGTAGGATCTCCACTTCCATTATTAACTATTGTAATACCATCTGATAAGTCTGTGGTATTTAATTTAACTGCGTATGGGGTATTAATTGCAGCTGCTAATTGTGTAGTATTATCTTGGAAAGCTCCGTAGTAACCAGTTGGGGTAGCCCCACCTCCAGTAGAATTTATTGTAACATTTCCAGTTCCTCCTACTGGAGAAATAGATATGTTAGAGCCAGCTATAATTTTAGTTACTCCTGAGTTTGTAATGGTTGTTAATCCATCTTTGTCTGTAGCTACTGTTATGCCGGTACCCCCTTGAAGGAGGGAGGTTAGATTTTTAAACCTAAATGATTTTACTTTACCAAGGGTTCCGTTCTGATCTATCACTTCTGCATAAGCTGTAAGGATTTGATTGTGTTCAATCTTCCCAACTGCTCTTGTAGTTCCTGCCATTATACCACCAGTCTCATCGATATCAATAAGTTGTCTAAGAGAGATATCAACTTTCTTAGTTGGCTTAGATTCTTCTATGATGGTAAAGGTATCCATTAGTTAAGTTTAGTTCTAGCTTGGATATACAAATGTGACTTCTCTTGTTCTGCAGCCATTACAGCCATTATCCCCCGTAGCTCTTCATATGTAAATTGAAGAACTAAGTCATCTTCAGCATTTAAGACTTGGATAACATTCTCATCAATATACACTACAGCTTGCTCGGCCTCCTCTTCTAATTTAGTAAAAGGAGGTTGATAAACCCCAGTCTTAAGGTAAGTTGGCATTTGTACTTAATTTGAAATCAAAGATAATCAAATTCTTGGACATAGTTATCCCCTTGGAGTTTTTTGTGTTTAAAATTGACCTTCAGATTACTGCCGTCTTTAGCCTTCGGAGGAACATTTCTGTCAGCCTATAGTTTTAACCCTCCCCAGTATCCTATATCAATTCAATTTTTGCAACTATTGGGGACAACTTTCTTCAGCTATGTTACTGAAAATAGAACCCAACTTCTGACCCCCTACTTTGGTTACCTCAGGGGTGATCGTATTGGCTTACGGTTGCAGATGCAAATATAATAAGTTTGTTACCCTTGTCCTACTGAAACTTTCCGATACAACTTGGAAGTTTTCAACTTAGACGACTTTTTTTTACCGTGAATTCCAGGACGTTTTCTCTTTGGTTTTGGATTAAAGTTTGATGTAGTTGCTACTTTTGCCATTGCTCTTAATGCTTTTCTAATGTGATTCTAAATGATGTGTTGTACAAATATATGCTTAAGTACAATTCCCACCACAATTTACTTTCTGGTCTTACAAATTTGAAGTCCACCCCAATTCTTTGGGTAAGCTTCATCTTTCTTTTGGTTACTCTAAATTTCATCTTTCTTTTATTTTAGTTAGCTGCCACAGTATAGACAATCCTCATTATCGTCGTCATAATACCCACTGATGATTTTTTCCATCTCGGCATTAATTTGATTGTCATCCCAATCGGGGTTCTTCATCTTAACTTGGACTCTTAAAAATTGGTATTGTTCTAGACTGTGCATGGTGACAAATATACATAGAAAATTGTTACCACACTATAGTAAGTAATGTCCGTTATAACTCCTAAGATTAGTTAGTTTTATACCCTGTATGATACTTTAATGTGGTTTTTGCATATTGCAATACCTCGACGGGTACGAATTCTATGTGGAAAATATTCTCCAAAATTAGCCTTTTAGTGGAAAATAATCCTCAATTCCTTTGCCAAACTCCGTAATAAAATGCTGCCAAACTCGGAAGTCTGCCGAATTACCTTGTATGATTTAACATGCATTAACATATAATTTTGGGATAATGACTGATATAGCATGCAAAAGCATATAGTCGGAGTCGACAAGATGGTGAGTGTTACTCTCCAACTGAAAAAAATTTTATGGGGAAAAATTTTAGGGGAAATTTTGTGAGAGTGGTGTCCTACAGAATCAAAGACCCCCCTAAGCATCGACGGGACAAGGTGTCCCCGTATATAACCTAATATTTCATTGCCATGAAAGCAAAATTGATTTACGTGTCCAACTTAGGACAAGACAAGAACGGTGTAGATATGATGTGGGGTAGAACCTCTGAGTACATTGACTCAGCTGGTGTGTTCCATGCAGGTGCATTGGTAACGTGCTACAACTCAGACTTGTGGGACCGTTTCGTGGTGGGACTGGAGGTGCAGCTATAGGCTGCCCTTCGGGGATGATCGGAGAGCCTGAGAACAATCACGAAGTTGTAATATGACAGTCTACTTTATTGAGGTAGGCTTACAGAAATTCTCATAATTCCATACAGGGTAATTCCCCAAGGTGGTGAGGTCTAAGTTACAACTAAGTGATTGCCCACCAGCGTCTTCACCATCCAATCAATGGCTATTGACTAATGCCTACAAATTAGTCTATCAAATTATATAACACAATGTCATGAAATACTTTCTATTGACTATCATCATCATTGCTATGCTTGACAGCTTTGCATTGTTGTATTTTACTGTGGTATTACTCAATCCATCAGTGTATGTAATTACATTCGTATCGTTTGTTTCTGCATTCACAGTATGGTTATTAATATTTCACATCAAAGAATTAAGAACTAAATAAAACATTAACCAACAGCATTGAGGTCTGATTTATCTACATAAGTCTTTCGACTGATATGTTGTTGGTTTGTATTAATGCATCATTCCAACTTCACAAGGGTTGGCAGTTAATAGTATCACCATACCTCAGGTTGCTAGAAAAGAACCAAACTAGCAGGGCAAGAAAGTTGGGACTATTAACTGAATGCAGAGTGGTACAACATTGCAGTATTTATCTCGAATCCTCAAGAAAAGTTATAGTAGAGATAATTATTCGTGCACAGAATAGACTGTTATAAGAACGGAATAAACCATCATGAAGGGTTTGTCTGCTGCAATGTTATTTAATTTTACAATAGAAAGGACGTGATATTCGTCGTATTCCTAGGCATGAAGACAAACTGCCTTATATATTGTAATCAATTAACCTATAAATAATCATGAAAAAATCAACTGCTTATGTGCTGCTTTACTTTGCAGCAATCTTATCGATAGCTATGCTATCATCATGTAATGCACATTCTATTGCCACTAGAGATAACAAGACTAATCCTTGTTTCTATGATGATGGTAGTGGTACAATAAAACCTAAGAACTCAACATACAGAGTTACAGAACGTTACAACTTTGCTAATCCATTAAAACAAGATTAATCATGAGACGACAATTCAAACAAGTTATCCGTGGTACAGCAGAATTAGCTGTTGTATTCACAATGATCTTTGTAGTTCCAGCATTACTTGCTGCGTTAGTAAACTTTAATATTGATGTGTACTTCAGTTGTGTACATCATGCAGCTTATGATGCAGTAATGTCTATCATTGGAATTATCTTCTGTTTAGTGTATACATCAATGTATCAAGACTAATGAAGAAGTTTAAGTATCACATTCAACTCCATTGGTATTGGGAGGATAGAATATTTATATTCATTCCTACCATTGCCTTTGGTGCTTGTTTACCAGAATATGATGATTCATATTGGCTGGCATTCATGTTTGGGCCTATGAGACTAGGCTTCAAACTAGTAGATAATAATATAACACAAGAATAATTATGGCAGAATTATCAATCAACAAACTCGATGATGGTATCACTGAACTCATAGTAAAATTTGAGGACAGAAGAGATAAGCCTTGGTTACCAAAAGACAGAGTTCATTTACCTCATTTTGTTAAAGATGAGGAAGGTAAACTGCTTGAAAGAGTTAAAGAAAGAGGAGTAAACATTGCTCCTTGCACGTTTTCATTTAAGTATAAATTATGCATAAAGTCGTAAGATATTATGCACACAGTGATGTTCAACGTAACATCATTGACAAAGAAGATGTAATTACCATTGATGGTAAAAAGTATCTTAGAGGTGATGTACAACTCATCGAAAGACCTCTCATTAGAGTAGAGTTTCATTTAATGGAACTATAACAAAATCACCTAAGCAAGTGTTGAAACTGCTTTCAAATTTGGATTTAATCATAAATCAACATATAAAAATCATGAGTAACACTCTAAACAGCGGTTCATTGGCAGGTTTGTCAATGAATAGCACCTTGTTAGTCCAAGCTAGGAAAGTGAATGGACAAAAATTGCAGTTGGAATTTGCTGAGGTTCTTCAAAAAGAATCTAATCAGTCAGTTAATCCACTTGCTATGTTTAATGCAGGTGATGACCGTTTCTCTCAAACAGGAGGAGCTCGTCGTGCTTGGTTAACAGTAGAAGCGAAAGCTGCTACGACATTGTTAGGCATTGACTTGTCTGATAACAATGATGCTTGGACTATTGATGCAATGGGACGTGAAGTTCTTCCATTGAATGTTCTTAACCCAGTAGCTATTGTTAATGGGGAAGAAATTCCATTGAAGGTAGAAGTTGCAGAGACTACTCAGCCTACTGAGTATCAGTTGAACAACATCGAAACCTCTGCTAAACGTAGAGGTAAAGATGGTGCTTATTGCACACATCAAGGTCTGTATATCTTTGCTAACACACGTATGGCTTTCCACAAAGCTAATCACGTATTCTTAGCAATGGATGCAGTCGAGACAAAGACTACAGGTATACCAGCTGGTATCTCTGCAGCAACAGGAGAAATCTTTAACTAATTTTTCGATTTGATTAGTATAAAAGATCGCTGTTAAACAAAAAGTGCCTAGGGGAGAAATCTCTTAGGCATTTTAATGTACCATTCTTAGTTCCCAAGGCTAAGCAGTAACTACTGAGTACAGAGGGTTAGGTTAATGATTAGGCAAGTAGTACCATAGGAGAGTTGGCAATGCTCTCTTATGGCTACTGACTTGTTTTTTTATAGCAAAGATTTAATTACTAATAAACACAATTTAAAACCAAACAATTATGAAGAAAATCGTTTTTGCATTTATGTTGCTTGCTAATGTAGCAATTGCACAACCATCAGTAATTCACGGAGTTTCATTACAAACTGCTGAACTTAATGAACAAATTGATGGAGAATACACATGGAATAAAAGAATTCCTATGGATTTTGTTGTTATCATGCACAGAGACACAATCATTATGAATTATCCTTATCAAGTTAAAACTTACTTAACTAGCGATTATAAAGAAATTGATGATGATACAGATGGATGGAAAGCAATAGATGAATCTGGTAACAATTGCTGGATATATTTAATAAGTTTTTTAGATGCAACATTCTTACGAATAGAATATGCAGATCGTGCATATTACGTAGAGCTTCAAGAGTATGATTTAGAGTAATAGATAGCGTTAGGTAGAAATACCTGATGCTGTTTGTATTATCTTGCAAGATAATAATCACGACAATAGCTCCGTTGATCAGGAGATCGTAAAACACAGTAACTCCTCTGATTTATCATGAAACTGTTCTCATCGTATAGGAGATAGAGTTAGCCTACTCGACGTCGTTTAAAAAGGCAAAACTATTAGTAAACTTTAGTACCCGTTCTGAGGACGTAGGGCTAAGTAAGATACAATTCCGTCATGCAGGGAGTAGAATGCTAAAGAGCTAATAGTAAAATAGTCAGGTGGCGGAATATCAATCGCGTGCGTGTGAGCTAAATAGAATGGCTAAGACCCATCGCGGGATTGATTTGGTAGACGCTAAGTGAGTTCAAACGTGTCACTGTTTAATTCAGTGTGTAGGTCGCAGGTAGGATAGTCTGCCACAATGAACGTACAGGTTCGAATCCTGTCCTGACTACGAGGGGTGGTAACCATTTCAACAGCCCTAATAGATAGGAGGAAAAGCTTTTAGGAAGCAAGTCCAAGTTGATGGCCAAAATGTGGATGGTGACAGACGGGGAAAGACCCGTACATAGTAGAGTAGTGTATTGGTACATCGGATGGTTATAGCACCGATAGCAAAAAAGCATCTGAACAAGATGTGGTCACTGTAATGGCAGCTACATAAGGGTTCGAATCCCTTCTCTTCTTCTAATTTTAAATAATAATTAACCCCTAAATTTATGGCAAAAAAAGAGAAAACAATTAAAAACGAAAAAAGCCACACTTTCAAAGTGACTACGTATTCAGATGGTTCAGTATCTATGCAGAGAGAAAACGATGGCTTTACTGCATTGGAACTATTAGGCTATACTGCACATATCCAATTGGATATTCAAGAAAGACTTGCAAAGCTTGCTGAACCTGACAGTGTAGAAAGAACAGTTATTATACGTAAAACTAAATAACTATGATACCAAAAGAAAAAGCAGAAGAGTTGGTAAGCAAGATGCTTAAAGAAGTAGGCTATGATACAGATTTAGCCTTACCCTGTGCCTTGATAGCAGTAGATGAGATAATGAATGAATTATCTGAAATGAATTATGGTCTACAATACTTAAATAGAGTGGCGCATTGGCAAGAAGTAAAAGAAGAAATAGAAAATCTAAAAACTAAATAACAATGGAAAACCTCACAGTATATTCTACAAATGGTAATCTTATTGAACATTCAAAACCTATCGTTACTATTGAGACGGAAGTAGAAATTGCAGGGCAAGGAGAACTACCAATTAAAATAATTGCAGATTTTACAGATATTCCTGAGCATAAACATGAGCTGTTTTTTCAAGCATTCAAAATGATGTATAATATTAAACTTTAAAACTAAATAACTATGGAAAAAAAGTATGTAGTAAAAGATTTTTTAACAAATCAATATTGGTCTGTTAATTCCGAATGGGATAATGAATTTGAAGCAAGATTCTTCCATTCAATTGAAGATGCTCAAGGCTTCATTAAGCATAAAGATGGTCAATTTGTAATAGAAACAATTTACATAATTTAAAACCGAATAAAGATGGAAAAGAAACAAACTGCGGTTGAATGGATTAAAAAATAAAATTATAGAAATGAAAAAACAAAATTGTATATGTATCAGATAGTTGTTTGGAATATCAAGGACATAATAGGACTAAGTCTTTTAGGCCTAATAATAGTTGTTGTTGCAATACTACTGCTAATTGCTAAAATCAAAGGAGGTAACAATGACAATTAAACAATGGCTTAGTAATGCCTTTTACGATGAAGATGGACAATACTTATGGGCTAAACATTCTGATGGTAACCAACTGATTGGTGAAGTTAGAGGTTGGGGTGCATTACAACATGAGTTCAAAACTGAAGAGGAAGCAGAAGCATTTCAAGATGAGGTAGGTAAGTTTATTGCAGATGCTATTAATGAAAAAGTACAAAGAGATTTAGGAGGTCAAGATGAAAATTAATCAGCTATGGGTTATATGAAGTGGGTAAAAGGCCTGATGGATACAGGTCGGCACACAATTCTTCGTGAGAAATACGATGAAGCAATTAAGTGTGAGTTTAAACGAATAGAATTTGACAATTCTAATCTTGATGTTACATTTGTAGGTCACGTTCTTGACTTTATTGACAAGAATGATGATGCTCATACAGCAACAAGACATGAAAAGCTCTGATTCTATCTATGTAGTTAATGGTAAAGATAATCTCTTTGATCACCCATTGAATTCATGTACAATGCAGGAATGTGTAACGTATTTGCAATCTATCCCCTTAATTGCAGTAGATACTGAGACCGAAGGTTTCGACTTCACAGGCAAACGATTGTTAATGATTCAAGTTGGGGATAAAGACAAGCAGTTTGTCATTGATTACAGAGTAACTAGTAAACAAGACATAGCATTGTTGAAATCTGTTTTAGAAGATGATTCTAAAATTAAGATACTTCATAATGCTAAGTTTGATTACAAGTTCCTCAAGTTCTATTGTAATATCAGCCTTAATAATGTGTACGACACATTCTTGGTGGAGAAGATATTACACTGTGGTAAGGACGATTATGGTTTTGCTCTTGGCAAGCTTACTCAAAGGTATTTAAACGTCACTCTCAATAAAGAAGTACGTAACAGATTCGTAGACCTTGGTAGTAATCCATTCACTGTTGATCAAATGGTGTATGGTGCTAAAGATGTAGAATATCTAATCGATATCTATCACAAACAACAGCCTGATATCGAGCTTAAGAGACTACGAAGTGTAGTTAGGCTTGAGAATGAAGCTGTTGTAGTTTTCTCTGAGATTGAGTATGAAGGATTAATCCTTGATACTGATGCTTGGCAAAAACTTGCAGTCAGAAACAAAGCCATGTCTATTCAGCTTGAGAAAGAGCTGGACAAGTCATTGGTTGCTGATGAAAGGTTTACGAAATACAAGGCACAAAAGCAGTTGGATATGTTTACTGCTGTAGAAGATTTGAAAGAGTCTACAGTTAAGTGGTCGTCCCCAACTCAAGTGGTTAAGATTTTCAGACAGTTAGTACCTGAGCTTGAGAATGCTAATGGTAAGAAGCTTGCACCTTATAGGTTTAAGCATGCTCTTATCGATGAGTATATCAAGTATAAGGAGAAGGATAAGTTATCATCTGCATTTGGAGATAACTTCTACACATTCCTTAGTGCTGACAAGAAAGTTAGAACGAATTTCACACAAATCCTGGACACAGGTCGTGTTAGTAGTTCTGAGCCCAATATGCAACAAATACCTGCTACTAACGAGTACAGAAATTGCTTTGTGGCCCCTGAAGGTTATGTGTTTGTATCTAGTGACTACTCATCACAAGAACTAAATGTAATAGCATATGGTTCTCAAGATCCTGTGTTTCTAAAAGCTCTCGAAAATAATGAAGACTTGCACTCAGTATGTGCAGAGTTAGTATTCGGAGAAGTATGGAAGAATGCAGCAGAAGAGGATTGTGCCTATTACAAAACGAAAGAGAAGTGTGACTGTAAAACTCACAAGAAATTAAGAACTCAAGTTAAGACAATCAATTTTGGATTGGCTTACGGTATGGGGCCTAAGAAGTTATCTGAAACAATCAATTGCTCTACAAAAGAAGCAAAGGATTTGATTACTAAGTACTTCAAAGCTTTCCCTAAAATTGAGGCATTCTTAAGTGGTCTTGGTGAGTTTGGAAAGAAACACGGTTACATTGAGACTTTCCCCCCATTCAAGAGGAAGAGGTGGTTTAACAGTTGGACTCCAAAGATGTACAGTGATAAAGATAGCTTTATGGAACTGGGATCAATTGAGAGAGCATCTAAGAACACACCGATTCAAGGCAGTTCAGCTGATATGACTAAGCTTGCATTAGTTCTCATTTACAGGTGTATCAGGGAAAACAATTTACCTGTTAAAATAATCATGACCGTTCATGATCAGATTGACACAGTTTGCCCAAGAGATTATGCAGATGAATGGAAACTACAAATGACTGAGCTTATGAATACAGCAGCTGAAGTTGTTATTAAGAATGGATTGTTGAAAGCAGAAACATCAATTACTAACGTATGGAGCAAGTAGAAAGAGAAAAAATTCAAGTACTAACATTATTAATGTGGTTACAAACTGCTGTTTATGCTGCAGATGAATGTCAAGAGATTAAATGGTTTAATACTAAACGTAGTAAGCAACTATTAAAAGCAACTGTAGACACTATTCTGAAAGAACATGGTAAAGTCTTCATGAGTTTATGGGATACTGACGGGGTTCAAATGCCAGAAGTTACCAGAGCTATTGAAGAATTCACTAAACTCTTATCTACTACTGACTATTACAAACTGCCTGAGGTATCAGCTCTTATCAGAGCTTATCAAGCAGGAGAATTCGAAGAAACTTTTAATCCTATAAAAAATGAACATTGATAAGCTAATAGCTGAGGCATACGACTCAATGATGAGAACTAAAGGTAGAGAACATGCCCCTACTTCAGCTGAGATACAAGCATGGATAGATAAAAAGAAATCTACTGTAGAAATAAGTAATCGTAAAGCTATATTCTCAGAGCTTGCTCACTATGACCATCTTAGTAAACCTGATGACTTCATAGAGGTAACAGAGTGGTCTAATGGAGAAGGTTATGATGTAGAGATTGCTACCTCACTTGGTTCTAGATTCCAGTTAACACATGGGCAGTATGCTGCACTAAAAGATTTAATTACTAAATTAGAAACACAATGAACAGTAACTTACCAGCAGGGGCAGAAAATGACCCTAACCAACCATGGGATACTTCAGAGAAGTATTGCCGTGTTTGTGAATCTGATTCTATTGGAGATCTAGTTGATACATATTTAGCAGAACACCCTAACTGTGAAGATTGGGATGCTGCTTATGAGAAGCTAGAAGAAAATGAACAGATTGGATTATGTAGACATTGTCATTGGGAAGAAATGGGGGAATGGGACAATGATTAATCCAGATAAAATCCAATTAATAGTAAAGCATCTTATAGATAAGATGTTTGAATGTGCTAATCTTGATGTTAAGTATGAGGATTTACTAGATCGTAAAGACGACTGGTATGCCCAGTATACAATAACACAGGAGCAGTATGAGGTATGGAGAGACTACTCCATTAAGTACATCAAGAAAGAAAAGAAAGTACCAATGAAGTATGCTGAACGAGAGTTTGCATGGTTCAATCTTTCTTACGGGCTAAAAGTGGAGCAGCCTGAGCCTCCCGAAACAGATAACATAAATTAACGTGAAAAAGTTATTCATTCTTATACTTGTGTTTGCTTCATGTAAGCAGGCACCAGTAAACATTACAGTTCATTGTCCAGAAACAAAGGATACAACGAAACTGTTTGACTTAGAGACTGTAGGTACTACAACAGATCCAACAGAAGAAGAACTTAATCAATTAAACAATTAAAACAAAATGGTTATAACAATCGTAATTTTATCAATAATAGTTGTAATACTATTATTTGTTGTTCTTATTGCATCTCATGCAACTCAAAGACTTATCAGAGAGATTAAGTACCAAGAAGACATCATTGAAGCTAAGAATGAGGCTTTATCGTATTATGTAGAAGCTTATCAAGAGAAGTTTGATGACTTAATGAATCTTAAAGTTGCTATAGCTAAGAAGAAACCTGTTGGCCGACCTAAAGGTTCTAAGAACAAGGTTACTAAACCTAAGTTCGATAAGGTTAAGTTCAACGACAAATACGGGAAGTAATGCCGGATCTGTCAATGTGTAAAGGGGTTAATTGCCCCCTTGCCTTTAACTGTTACAGGTTTACAGCTAAGGCTAATCCTTATCGACAGTCTTATATGACTGAAACTCCATGGAATGAGGAGAAAAAGGAATGTGAATATTATTTACCAAACGAAAAGATTAAAGTTAAATCAGATGACAAATGATCAAGAAAAAAAAGAAAGTAAAACAGATTTACTCAACAAGAAGGAAGAACCAAATCTTAGCTATGATAGAAGCTTCACGGGATTCCTCGATAAGCTTTACGAAGTCACGAGACCCACTGGATATAGCAGAGATGATGCTGAAGATAGTGGAGCATCTCTTTGCAATTCCGAGAGCTGAGTTCTTAACTAACAGTAGACTTAGAGATCATGTAGTTAGACGTTGTTTAGTTGCTAATCTTGTTCTTACTTATACAGATCTTAGAGATGCAGCTATTGGTAGTATTATCACTCGTGATAGAACTTCTGCTTTGCATATGTTTAGGCTCCATGATGACTTAATGATTGTAGACAAAACTTACAAGGATTGGTTTGAGAGAGCTTCTAGTTTGTATGCAAGAGCTAATTTTATTCCTCACATTGATGATGTCACAATGGATAGCATTATCGAGAGAATAATCAAGCTTAATGAAGAAGTAGAAACTCTTAATGGAATGCTAGGTAACCTATTAGTTAACGTAAAATCTAAAGACAATGTCACAAGTACAGAACAAGCTCTTACTGATTAAAGATCAAGAGCAAAAGAAGGCATTGAATGCTTGGAAAGATGAAGGCTACATAGGTACTGTTATAGCTGGTACAGGATTCGGGAAGAGTCGTGTTGGTGTTATTGCCTGTGGAGCTATGATTCGTAAACATGGAGGTAGAGGCTTGGTCTTAGTCCCTACTAATCAATTGCAAGACCAGTTTGAAGAAGAATTCAAGAAGTGGGGTTATGAAGATGTGTTAGAGAGTGTAGATATTCTATGCTATGCATCAGCTCATAAACTTCGAGGTGTTTCCTACACTGTTACAGTAGCAGATGAGGTTCACCTTGGTTTGTCCCCAATTTATCGAGAAGTATTCTTACAAAATGACCACGAAAGACTTCTTTGTATGACTGCCACTGCCCCAGAGGAAGAGGAGTACAAAGATTTACTTGATGATATAGCCCCAACGGTTTATACCATTACCCTAGATGAGTGTGTACAGAAAGGATTAGTGGCCCCTTACACTATTCACTGTGTCCCCGTTCCATTGTTAGATTCAGAGAGAGATGCTTACAAGGCTGCAAACAATGCCTTTGTTCATTATAAGTATCACCTTGGGATGTACAATGCTTTCGAGGAAGCAGGTAGAATATTGAAGGACCCTAATGCTAGTCCTGTACAGAAGAAGAATGCAACTTTGTTCTACAAAGCTATTCGAGATAGGAAGGAAGTAGTTCAGAAGGCTCATAACAAAATTCTTTATACTGCAATGATAGCTCAGACTAAAGCAGATAAGAAAATACTAACGTTTGCCGGAACTAACGAATTTACCAATCAAATGTATACAGAGTTGAATGAAAATGGTTGCAATGCAGCTAGGTATCACTCAGCTCTTGGTAAAAAAGAGAAGGACAAAGCTCTCAAGGATTTCAGAGAAAATGAGGTACGAATACTGTGTTCTACAAAGGCATTGAATCAAGGATTCGATATACCTGATGCACAGCTTGGAATCATCTGTGGCCTTGATAGCAAAGCATTAGCCATGATTCAGAGAGTGGGTAGATTGTTACGACTTAGTCCAGATAAAACTGGTGAAGTAGTAATCTTATACGTAAAAGACTCTCAGGAAGAAAAGTGGTTAAGAAGTTCCATCGAAAGTTTATCAAATATAGTTTGGTGTTCGGATATTTCTTCTTATATTTGAATACGATTACTTATAGAAAGTATAAAAGAAACTTTTATGATCATTGAAATTGATACAGAAAAGCTTGTAAATCATGGGTTTACAGCTGACGAGTTTTTATTCTTATCTATGCTTAGTCGTGACCTTGATTCTAGTGACTTAAAGTTAATTATTGACCGTGAGAAATTGCAAACCAACGGTTGGATTAAGTTGGGAGAGGAGGACGAATGTACATTGAGAGAAAAATTTAACGACGAATTCTCAAGTACAGAAGATGTCATATGGCACGGCCTCCTTTCTCACTATCCACTCAAAGTAATTGCAAATGGAGCAGTCAGAATACTTAGAGCTAAAGATCCCAGCTCTAAGGCAAATGCAAAGGCAAAATCCCGTTATCTCAAATACATAGGAAAGGACAAGAAAAAGCACGAACACGTTATAGAGTGTCTGCAACGAGAGCTCCTATTACGTAAGAGAGGCAATAACTTAGGATTTATGCAGCAGCTAGAAACATGGATTAATAATCACACATGGGAGAAGTACAGTGATTTAAGTGATGGAGAATCAAAATCAACAACTGAGTCATCAGGCTCAGAAAGTAGAATCACAAGACAACTTTGACGACTCGTTAAAGGATTTTAGACACATCTCTCATTCAGTAGACAAATCAATAGAAGAAATTAAGCTTGCTCAAACAGGGCAACGAATTGTCTTCCCTACTGGATGGTCGAGATTGGATAAGAATCTTCTTGGAGGTTTGCAGAAAGGTAAGATGTACGTTATTGCCGGTCGTCCTGGTGTAGGTAAATCTGCATTTTCAAACCAATTAATCTTTGATGTATTAGATAGAAACAAAGACAAGAAAGTAATAGTACTGTACTGGACGTTCGAGATGCCTGACTATCAGCAGATCATGAGAGCTGCATCGAACAAGGCTCAACTCCAGTTTTCACAGTTATACAGTGTCGACCAAAAGTTATCTGACGATGGATTAAAGAAGTATGAAGATGCAGTAGACAGCTATAGGAAGTATCCTATCTTTTTCTGCTCTATTCCACAGAACATGGTGAAGATTAAAGAGATTAACAACAGAGTGTATCAAAAGCACCCTGAACACACAATCATTAATCTTTATGACCATTCGAGATTGATTCTAGGTTCAGAAGACACAGAGCTTCAGAAACTAAATCAAGTATCGAAGACATGTATGTGGTTGCAAGCACGAATGGGTAGTATCTCTATCCTGTTGTCACAGCTAAACAGGAATATCGAGCAAGAGTATCGTGCCAAACAACAGTATCAACCACAACTTACAGACCTATTTGGTGGTGATTCTATTGGGCAAGATGCTCACGTAGTGATGATGCTACAAAGACCATTCGACCTTTACGGTATTACAGACAGCTATTGTGGAGAAGATCCTGAAGGACTTCTAGCCTGTCATATCGAGAAGAATCGTGATGGTCAATTGGGTATGATTCCCTACGAAGCTGATTTGTCAACATTCAATTTGACAGAAAGAGTAAAAAAGTAAATTAATAAATTGACTCAATGGAACTAATCAAGAGCATTTGTATAGACACACTGACGGCTATACAGAATGAAGATTTTATGAGAGATAAAAAGAAGCCTGGCCACGATCAATGGAAAGATTATGGTCAAGACATTTATACTTTCATGTCAGACATTCAGCAGTTAGGATTCGAGATCATCTTAATCTTGGGAGAGCCTGGTACAGGTAAGTCTTCAGGAATGAGAACTCTTGCCCCTAATACCAACATTTGGTACAATGCTGACAATAAGAATCCAGTGTGGGAGGGAGGCAAAGCTGAGTACGGCAAGAAAGCTGCACCTAGATCTCCGTATCACGTAATCCCAACAGATTATGCTGGTATAATTAACCACATCAAAGGGGGGATAAGCAAGGGCTTACTTGCCGATGAGAGATATGCATTTATCACTGGTCATACCGAAACTTATAAGGTTGGTAACGACACCAAAGAACGTCTTAAGATTTTAGGTAAGTTAGGTACTAAAATGCAGTTAGAGGGTAAGATGGAGACTGTACTTTATTCAAGAGTAGAGATGGAGGGAGGTAACCCCAAGTATGTTCTAGAGACTCAGAATAATGGCTTTAACACTGCTCGTAGCCCACAGAACTTGTTCGAGGGTAAAATCAACAATGATTATCAGATGATAATCGACAAACTTTCAAATTACTAATTTTAAAATCTTAAAAAAATGGCTATCGAAGCTAACATTCAACAAAATCCAACTGTTGCAAATAATGCAACAACTGACGGACCAATCGTATTAACGGTAACAGGAATTATCAATGACTTAAACGATGGTATCGATCGTGATGGTATTGCAACTAAGTATGGCTTGACTAAAGCTGAAGTTACTGAGTTGTTCAAGCACCCTAAATTGGTAGGTCTTCGTGCTCGTAAGAAGATTGCTGTACGTTTTACATTGGTAGATGATACTATCATCAGTAAGTCTAATGCTAATGATTTAGATAACGTAGATC